TCGGATACGTGTATGTGGAGAGCTGTGAATCTCCGGACACGATTCGCGGATCCAGCTCATCAAAGAAAGCTACACCAAGTGCATAGTTGATGTCATTGATGTAGTTCTTGTCAAAACTATTATACAACGCCGTTGCGGATTCATACTTCCCGGAAGCAGCATCGTTATACGTAGAGCGAATCCAATTGACAATCTTCTGCAATCGGTTTCCGCCGTATGTGTCCTGCGTCTTACTGAAGCCAAGAGTCTTCGCTGCCTTCTTCGAAATCGGAGCCAATGCCGCGTCCCGCAGATTCTGTTCCGTAATGTCCAGACCGACACCATGCGCGGCACGAAGAACGGTCTCCAGGAAATCAGGATGATCATTAAAGAATAGTTTCAATGCCTCATCGCCACCGTTCTCTCGCGCATAAACGGAATAATCAGTAAGGTCCTTATAATTAGTCCTCTCTCCGTTAGCTTTCGTAAGCTTACGTCTGTCGTAACCTCCCTCAACCATGTTGACGAATCCAAGTTCATCAAATACGGATAGGGCTTTCTGGACCTCTTCATTGATGTCCTTGATATTTTCGGAAATCAACCCGGAATTGTCATACAGGGACCAGCCGGACTGATCCAGCACGGTTCCGTGCATGTTGATCGCCATCCGGCGCGTAAGCGAATTGCCCTGCGCCTTGGTGTTGGCCTTCTCTGCACGATAACCACCGTTCTTCCTGTTGGCATACGTATAGATATTACGCGCCTTCTTGAAGAAAGTGAATATCATCGCACGAGCGTCACGGTCTTTAGCGACATTCTTATTGATGAGCTTTTGGTACAATCCACGCAGATAAGGATAACGACTTACAGCTTGACGGATGTCTTCCATCATCGTTTCTGGCGTGGAGTTCCGAAGGATCTCCGGAAGGACATACGCAATCTGTTCGGGCTCCACCAGCTTCGGCTGAAGCATATCATCATACGTACGCTTACCGTTCAGGTCAAGTGCGGAGATGTCAGATAAAAACACCTTGCATTCCGTACTGATCGTATCAATCATGTGCAGCGTGCGGGTGTCAATATAACGCTCTCCCTGAGTGCCGGTATCTTCATTCTTAGCGTCCTGCTCATCTTGCTTTTCTCCAGCGCGGATATTCATCTCAAGCCCGGAATGATCGAAAACAAGACCGTAGGATTTACCAATAGAGCGTGAAGCAAGCTTGGAGAAACGGGACTCGTTGTCCGCCATCTTATGAAGCGCATCGGAAATGTATTCCGCACGAGCCATAAGCTTCGCTTTCTGTGCATCATCCTTCGGTTCGCCAAAACGACGTACCAGGGAATCATATTGCTCCTGTGGCGTCGTCTTCTTATAGCCGTTAAAGATGCTGCGCATGATCCCCTTATAGCCACCAAGACGACGAATAGCTTTTTCGACAGAGATATGATTGCCTTTCTTTGTCTCATTCTCAATCATCGCGTTGACCCGGAGCGTAAATCCACGTTTGATATAATTTACTCGCGATTCCGCCTGAGCTCTTGTCAAGCCGAGCCGAAGCATATTCAGATATGTAAGTGCAGCATCTTTGACTTCAAGACGAGCTTTCTTCTTTTTCTTGTGCTCGTCATCGCTCCAATTCTCTTCTGCACCACGAACGAAAGACAGGAACTTCTCTTTCTCGTCAGCATTAGGCATCCAGTTGTCTGGAACATCATGATATAGACGATACTCCCACAGATCGCCCGCCACTTTGTAGTCTTCAATTTCTGGATTGTTATACCAAGACTTGACTTCCTGGTAGTTCGGATCTTTGCTTAATAGCTCAAATACTGTACAAGCCATGCTTCATCAATTTACATTATAAAGCAAATATACAGAACGTTCAAACCCAATTTGTGGATGTAAATGAAGCAGTTGGGAACACAGAAGAAAGCCAGTTCGACTATCTCTACGACCCGCCCCTTTACCTCCCAACCCCTGGGGCGCGGCGCAGGGCGAAGGCATGCACGAAGAACTCTCCGGCTGCTGCGATGCATTGGTTCGTCCTTAGAAGCGTTTATCGCATGGCGGTGGATGCGTGCTTCAGTGTCCCCCTCCCAGTGAACGACCACTACCGATACCTGAAACGTTGGGAGCCGGGTCGTGAGGTTTGGCACGTTGCCCGGATTTTTTTCTTTGCTTCCTTTCAGCCTGGAGCGTATCGGCGGTCAGACTCATTCTGTTCGAGTTTTGCGCAGGGTCGAACCGTTTGAAAGCACCCTCGTCTTCGCAGATGTATGTCAAAAAAAATATCCCCGAGAGCATTTGCGGCTACTCTCGGGGACTATCATAGTGCCAATTTCTTGGCCACCTATTTCACTCAATTCGTTAGCCGCACCTAACGAATTCAAAGATATAACACTTTTGTTTCATATGCAAGAAATCAAGAGGTTATGTTCAAAACTTTTTATACGCCAAGACATTCTTTCCAGTGTTCTTGCTGATCCGGGCTCATTGCTTCGAATTTTTCTTTGGTGATTCCCCACTTTTCCATCTGTTTCAAGCCATCCGAATCGAGCGTGTCCCAGAATGATGTAGCCGCATCAAGCGTTTCTCCAAAGTCAACACCAAATTCAGCAGGCACATTCAGAATGCTCTCCAGACTTTCTTCTCCGCCGAATTCTCCCATCTCCATCTGGACAGGACGAAGGAAAGAAGACGGAGCAGGAGACTCAGCGGCGCCACTTTCCTCCGGAGTATTCGATTTCTGCTCTTCCGTTTTCGGCTTCTTGAAATCATTGATTCGCGGGTCCCAGCGCTCGATATAAGCATCAACGTTCTTCGGAATGAAACTCTGGGCATTCGTTTGCAGAAGACCGGACTCGATGTACTCCTTCAGGTTCTGACGCGTTATCGGCATGTCTGCTCCGGTGCGCTGCTCATCACGATCTACCTTAAAGTCGTATGCCCAGTTCTCATTTGCAATCCGTTCTTCGAAGTTCTGCATTTCGGGCACACCGAAGTATTCACGGTCATAACGCTCCTCTTGCTGCCCATTCTTTCCTTCCTTATAGTTGCGGATGAAGCTAAGAGTTGGTCCATCTTTTCCGACACCGAAGGAGAACATCTTATTGGCAAGAAGCAGACGTGTATTTCCCTTGAGTTCGGAAATCGCATTGTGCAATTCGACGTTTGCTTCGTTGGTTGCCTGCTGGCTTGCCGCTTCGTCGCCTTCATTCTCCATCATTTTGATGAAGTAACGATTCGTAATGTCCTTGATTGTATTCAACACATCGCGAATCGCAAGGGTCGCCGGATCCGAATCCTGATAATTGCTGAGATCGAAATGCCTCTGGCTCACACGGACCGGAATGTAACCGCCAGCACCATTATCAGCAAGATAATACATCCTGCCGGCATAGTTGTTCATGCGGAAGTATTCAGCGTCCATTGTCGTCCAAGAATAGACCTTGTTCGCAGCATCGCGATCTCCACGAATCACTTTCGGCACTCCTTCCCGAGAGAACCAAACAATCGGAGCGTCCGGATTGTATCCAGGGATTTCCGTCACGTTCTTGTTACGATGTAATCCATCCTCCAGGTTATACGTGATGATGCCCGGACGTTTCGCCCAGATAGTTGAGGTCTTGCTGAACACAAATGGAGTATTTTCATCTACGAACTCCTTCATCACCTGCTCCCAGAAGGCGTTCAGTCCCGCATAAGCCTTACGGATATTGCCATTCTTGTCACGCATATGGTTCATGCGCATGACATTCAGGACCTGCTGTTCGCCATTCCTCTCGACATACATCACCATCTGCGGCTTGCCGTCATACATCCCGAGAGAAGGATCGTATTTGAAATGCACGACATCGCCCTCTTTGGCTTCGGCAGTATTGCGGAAAGCATTGTTGCGAACAAGATAATCCGTCACCTTGCGGAATGCGGGATTCTTCTCCACGAGCGGACGAAGCGCCTTCACCAACTCCAAGAACGGTCCGCTCTCCGGTTCATCGCGGATAGCAGCTACATCTTCTACCGGATATTCCGGAACTGCCATCTGGAAATAATCCACATCTCCGTCGGCATTCGTTCGTTCCATTGCCTGCTCTTCAGTGGGATCTTCCTGAAGATCGAAAGTCTTGGAAGCTTCCCGGACAACCTCGCTCTCCTGCATATCTTTGACATCGGAGACATACTCTGGCTGTTTCGTCCCGTCCTGCTCATCAACAGCTTTCGATGCCGGTGCTGTCTTATGAATTGCCAGGAGTTGTGTCGTTAGGCTGAACTTCTGCTTTCTATTGCCGAAGTCTACTTCCATCTTCACGTCACCATTCTTCAGTACGTTGAATCCAATGATGGTTCCCTGTTTGTAATCGGTGACATTTGGTTTGGTCTCATCCCAGAAATACATTGTTTCGCCAACAGTCCAGACATTGTTAGCCCCGTCAACTGCGGACTGTCCGTCTGCGTCAACGGAAGCGGTCTTCTTCTGACGTTTGGGTTTCGGTGCTTCAGTAATCGGCTGAGGCGGTTCTTTTGCCGTACTATCATCCGTGATCACCCTGATAAGCGGATTCTTCTTCTGCGGCGTTGCTGTCCTCTGCTTTTTCTTCTGCGCAATAACTTCCTGGAGTTGTTTTTCCGTATTGGTAGCAACTATTGTCTTCCCACGACGTCCAGCCACATTATCCATTGAGGTGGCAAGATCCCGTGCCGCTTTCTGTGCTCTCGTGGCGACAAGCAGCATATTCTCCGTCGCCGATTCGGAACCACTGGCGCTCTCAAGCAAGGTCCGGGCGATATTGTCATAAGACGGAATATTGTCTTTATTCAGCATATCTTCAGCTTCAGTCGCATGATCGAAAATGTCGTCTGCAATCTGAAGCGCCAGACTTCTTCCGCCGAAATTCTGTATGATGTCTCCACGCAAATCGCTCCATACATCATGGATGGAGAGGAACTTGTCAACGGCAGGATTGGAAGAACGGGCCTGACGAAGGCGTCCGATGAAATCATTATCGTGACCCTTCCCTTCGACCTTATACCGATTGTACGCTTCATGCACAGCATCCAATGTCGTAAGCTCGGCGGCTTCATCGCGAGCAGCCTGTTTCTCGGCTTCAACCTGCACTTTCTCTTCCGTCTTTGCCTCTTCGTTGAACTGTTCCGGAGTCGTATTCTCAAGCCTGCGCATCTTGTCGAAGAACTTCTGACGTGCCGTCATCAACTTACGCATGTCAGACACCTTCTTCTCTAAAGCCTCGTTACCTCTGACAATACCGGCAAGCGTATCAAGTTTCTTGTCCGTTTCTTTCTGCTTCGCCTCGGAGATCGGAACAAGATCACCACTGAATATCTTTGCGTAATCTGATTGCATGGCAACCACTTCCGCTTTCCGCTCCTGTGCCGTCTTGTTCGGATCAGTCTTTGCGTACAGGATAGGATCAAGAGCATCAATGGTTTCTCCTAACATATTCAGGAAACGATTCTCAAAGTTCTTCATCTGCATTGCAGTGTATGTCGTTTCTTTAAGAATATCGCTGGAAGAATTCATTGGCATTCTGGCTCTGAGTAACCCCTGGACCTTATCGTATTCCTTGATAGAATCCAGAATCTTGTTTGCCTGCTTCTCGATCCGTTCCTTTACCTGCTCGTCCGTCTCTTTCTCAACTTCACCGTTCTGCGAAGATAGCTGTTGACGCGCGTCCTCAATGTCGTCTTCAGACAGATTCGAGAAGCGTTTCGCAATCATCTTCAAATCATCAAGTCGGCCAGCATCAGAGAACATGATAATGTCATTGATGAGCAGCGCATCGTCGTCGGTATGGAAAGCATATTCATCATCATTCGCTGCGTCTTCATTGACTTTCGCGTTCAGCGCATCATGCCTGACCCAGTTGCGGTAACGGTTGCGGAAAGCATCGCTGTTGACATAATTGTTCAGCTTCTCCGCAACGGCCCTGGATTCATTGGATTCGTTACGCCCTTCTGCAAGAGCGGCAAAAACGCCTCCACGCTCTCCACGGAAGTACCCACGCCCCGGCATACCAAATAAGCCGGTCAAAGCACCGATAGCTCCTTCCTGCCAGTTCTTGAAATCTCCGAGATAATCGGTTCCGCCCTGAAGGAAAGAAGCGAACGAATCACGGACATTGTTCATCGAGTTCACATCGTACGAGAGATCATTGAACGCCGTGAGTCTGTCATCGGCTATCTGCTTTGCACCAGAAGAGACTGTGCCTTGAAGCATTTCTTCCATCGCTTCAGAACCTCCAAGCCTTCCAATCGCCCTTGCAGTTCCAATCAATCTGTTGGAACCAGCATAATCAGCTACCGGCATTCCATTGCGGAAGCGCAAACGACCGCCGGCACGGGTGGCAGCTTGTCTTGCAGAACGCCATCCACCGCCGAGCAAACGTCCGAACTGAATCGCATTGGAACCCGTAAGGATCGGAAGGTTCAACGCAAACGTCAAAGTGGCGAGCTCGTCTGCCTGATCGTAAGCCATCTGCTGCTTGCGGCGGAACAACTCGTAAATCTCATTCTGACGACGCTGAAGCGCAACCTGCCCATCTTCGTTTAGAACGATTTGGGGTTCTGCATTAGGATCATTCGGATCATAGATTCTTTGCTGGAATGCGCGATTCTGCAAAAGCTCTTCTTCCGCCGCTGCGAGTTGAGCATTAGTCTCTTCCTGAAGACGAGGAAGATAGTCTTCCAGGAATTCATCTCGACTCATCAATCCCTCAGTCTTGCCTTCTCCTGCGGCTGCGATCAGCGAGCCAGTGAGCTGCTGGCTCATCGGTAATAGATTGTGACGACGCGCAATATCTTTCGCATTCTTCGCAAACTGTTGTGCGCTTGCTTTCGTTGTAGCATTTCGTACAGAAGGAGCAAGGTTTTTCAAAACATTAGCTGCTTCTGCGTCGCCGGATGCGGCCATAGAAACGCCCTTCATTACATCGTTGCTTGCCTGCGCTGCCTTCCCAAATCCAAGAAGTTTACCCCAGGTGAGCCCGCCAGCCATTGCGCCAACAGTAAAACCAAAGTTCTTGATGATGCCATCACCAATATTGTTCGCCGAGAAGAAATTCCTGGGCTTATACCATTCCTGCTGATAATCATCAGACTGTTCTTCTTCGGTACGATAGTTAGGAATGTTCTCTTCGGCGAATTTATTCCATCGTGTGATTGTCTGTGAGACAGGATTGGTAGCAAAACGCTCCAAAGACTCTTCTGGTCTCAAGCCAAATGCCATACCAACCGGAGAGAATGCATACGCAGCACCGACAACAGTGCCAAGCGTAGTGTCAGCGAACGTCGCTAAAAAGGTCGTGGCTCCTTTCAGAATACCATTCGTTATCTTTCCGGCAGCAGATTGCTCTCTTGCCCGAATGTCTTCCCGGTTTTGCCCGGGTGTATACCCTGAACGAGTATCAAAACGAGACTGACCATATCCTTCTTGTGCGGCTTGACGGGTATAATCAACATTGCCTGTCCGCTGATAACCGAGCAGGTCCCTACCCATCACCTCCGGAGTATAAGTTGCCAAGTCAATCGGATCCTCAACCTGAACAGTAGGAGCCACCGCTGGACCAACGGGGCCAATACGTCCCGGATTCCCGGCTCTCCCTACCAGAAGTTGAGTGGATTCAAGTTCTGACGGTTCAACTGTTCCAGCCTGATATGCGGCAAGCTTATCCTGTATTTCTTTCCAAGTGTTCATATCTTATTCCTCATCATCATAACCATATAACCCAGCAGCCTTCGCAGATGTGTAACTCTTATGCTGCCTCGGGCGAAGCGAAATAGGATCAATCCCAAATGAAACCGCATCAAGCATATATGAAGTCACGGCATTCAATAGTTCCTGTTTCAATCTCGGATTGCGTATAACTTCCGCAGCTTCAGCAGGACGATACCCGCCTTGTCCATTTGCGACAGCAGGGACACCGTATCCATACAGCATGTTTGCCATCATGTTGCCCCAACCTTCTCCGGTAGAATCATTTCTGTCAAGAACGGCTACTGTTTGAGACAACGGTAACAGCATTGCCTGAATAGCCGCAGACACATATTCATTCATTGCTCCATTCAGGTCATCACCCAGAGTAGAGATATCTGTCATGAACGTGCCTTTCGATGTTTCAAGACGAACATTCACCTTCCCGTCCTTGATGTCCTGCGGCATGACATAAACACTGTAAATAGAATTCGGGTCAATATTACCATGACTGTCAAGTCCGAACACGTTCCCAAGACCACCAGCTTTCTCTATCGCGGCGTTCGTTTTTTCCGTTCCACTATTACCCTTACCGACACGGTAGAAGCCGTTCACGGAACTCTTCCAGTCGCGCTTGCCATGAGTATTGGCATAGCGTCCCATAATCGTGTTGGCGAAACGTTCTTTCAAATCTGCGTCTTCGGGCCCAACCGCAATCGGTACACCATAGTAATTGCCGACCTGCGCCTTAGATTCAAGAGCATAGCGAAGATCATAGTCAGGAACGCCATCCGGGACATCTTCTTCCTTTCGTGCTTTTTGCATCTCGTTCGGAGACATTCCCAGAGAATTGATGTTCAACCCGGGATTGGCCGCACCCAGCTGGTCCATTCTCGTATTATAATCATTCTTCGCGCGATTTGCCATGTCGGTCAGGTCATTCGCTTTCACCCATTTATTGCCGATCTTCTTTTTCACAACCAGGGTCCCGCGTCCAAACGGACCGATACCCGCTTCTTGCACCATAATCGGAACGCCTTTATATTCTCCGGTCTTCTTGGAGTCCGTAGTGCGCAGAAAATCAGAGTTATAAGAACGAAGATCAATTCCGGTAGCCTCATAGAATTTATCTATTCTATCAGACCTGAACAAGTCTCGCGCTTCTTCGGCGTTGGCTACCTGTCTGGAACCGCCACCAGGAAGATTTACGGTAATAGGGCCGTTTTTGTATGTCTCGTCATCATACCACTTCGAGATTTGTGAGACTTTCTTGTCAGCATCACGAGACTCAATCGGACGAGAGATCAATTCCCGATGTACTCCATTCTGTCCAGCAAGAGCCGCAGCTGCTTGATTCTTTAGCGATTGCTGATAAGCTATTCTTCCGCGAGCCATCGCCTCATCCCAAGCCTTGTTGTTAATAGGCTTAACATCTTCAGAGCCAATTCCCTGAGCCAAACCAAGGACGCCATAATTAAACAGTCTTCCGAATTCTTCCGAAGAGAGATTCTGCCCAGGCTGCGCTCCGGTAGATTGAAGTCGGGAGATCAACGTACTGGCAAGTAATGCCTCTACCGGATCAAGATTCGGATCGGTCAAATCGGCTTGTCCTGCCATCGCCTGTTGCGCAAGAAGCGTAGCACCATTTACCTGAGCATTCGTAAATCCATTCTTGACATGATATTCAAGATATCCAGCAAGAGCAGGATTCTGCGTCGCATAAGTCGACACCAATTCAGCGCCACGAGCCTTTGCTTCAGCAGCAACTTCACTTGCAAACTGGTTCCCAGAGTACGAATACCAGTTACGGCCATACTCCGGATCCGCAAGATAATTGTCAAGCCCGCCCGTACCAGGATCAAATCCGGCGACAAGATCCGGATTCTTATGACGCGCGTCCCAATATTCTTTGCTACGTTCCTGACGTGTTTGGACTGCGGTCTTGAGTCTGGTTATATCGCTGGCGTATGCAGCCCTTGCCGCAGACAGATCCCGACGTGTTCCGGTATTGTATCCGCGATTCCAGAGGTTATCCTGAAGCGTATGAAGCTTGTTGATGTAATTATCATACATCGCCTTTGCTTGCTTATCATCTTCATTCTCGGAGATGTAATTCCTCAGCGCCTCCGTTTCAAGAGAAAGTTGATCGTATGCATCCGCAGCGGCATTATGAGCATCTGTCATCTGCTGGATGGGCTTTACCAACTCGTCATACGAAAACGGTTGGTAATACGAACTGTCGGTTACAATGTATCTTGCCATATTTACTTCTTATTTTTCTTCAAAAGACCACCACAATTATTCCAGTTCGGGCCACGATAATATGCACGACCATCTGGACCGACATACCAACCAAGAGCCGTATTCGTGTTCAATTGGTTCATTGCAAAGTTCTCCTGACCGATTCTGGAAAGCGCTTGAAGAGCGTTACCAAGATTCTGACCAAAGGCATTGTACTTTGCTTGCTCAGCCTGGTTGTTCAACATTGCGGTGCGTAATGCATTCTGACGATTATACAGCGCCATGTTGTTCAGAATCTGCGCACGCTGCGAATTCAGGTCGCGATAGAACTGGGCGCGTGTTGCGGCGTTCTGGTTGTTGGCAGAGATCACACGATTGCGCTCCTGATTATTGGCCTGCCACACATTAGCAAGAGCATTACCAAGATTGAAACCACCAGTATAATCTGCCGCAGCAATCAGGGCTCCAGTCGACGGCCCTGCGCCGGAATTCATAATCGCACGTGCGTTTGCGGTATTTTGCGCCTGCATCTGGTTCGTGACCGCATTTTGATCAAGCGGCATATATCGCTGGTCTTGCAGTAAAATCCTGCCCGTAGGAAGAGCGGGTCGGATCGGAGTATCATCGTAATGATCCGGTTGCTGAAGCAGAGTATTAAGCGCAAGCAATCCGCTACCAATAGCTCCGGCATAACGAGGGAGCGTAGACAAAGTAGCAGAACGACTTTCTCGTACATCCGGAGTTACAGGATTCACATTAACTTCTGCGATTCGTTCGGCGGGAGTTTTATATCCAACAAGAGAACCGGTTTTCAAAGTGTCCCGAGGAATGCTTATACCAGCAGGAAGCGGCGCATCGCCACGACCGTTAACAATCATGTCAAGTTCGGCATCACTCATATGCCCCGGGACGGAAACCGTCACGCCCGGACTGGGCATGGAACTAGCTGAACGCGCCGCCGACTTTGGAGTACTATACCCAATTACTTCTGCTTCAGGAAGAACTCTTTCGATATGAACGGTGCCGGTAGACACAGGCTCTCCAGTGTTGGGATTGCGATAAATATCGTCATCAGCCACAGCGCTGGAACCGGATTGAGGATAAAAGACATATCCAATATTATTTGGAGCCGTCGGTCTAAAATATCCGCCAGTATAAATGTCTCTTGTTGTATCAAGAATTGTTCGTCCTTCCGTATTCTGATAACCAGAATTGTTCGTGGTATCATCCTCGTAAAATGCATCTGGCAGAACAACACCTCTTGCTCCTCCGCCAAACGAACTGCCTGGAATATTATTGGGACGATAATAACCCGACCTGTTAGTCGTATCGTCAGCATAAAAAGCCATAGGCAGAACAGACGAACGAGATTCAACAACATATGCCGGCTCAATCATTCCGTAAGGGTTTCGATAGTATCCGGAATTGTTATATGTATCATCCTGGTAAAAAGCAATCGGCAGTTTTGTCCCACCGTTCGGAAACATATTCCCACCAAGCTTGAAATCATTTGGATCAAACACATAGTCATCCACCGAACCTTCTACATCAGGATTGCTCCATGCTCTAATTCCTGCGCCAACCAAACCAGCACCAGCAGTAAGCCCTGCGCCCCAGGCAAGTCCTTTCCCAACTTTTCTCAGCCAAGGATGGGCAACTCTTGCTGTCTTTGCAGCTTCTTCGGCAGCGACAGATGCCTCAAGAGCGGCCTTAGTGTTTTTAGCGATTTGCTTGGCTTCCTTTGCTGCCTTCACTGCACCCTTCACTTTCTTCGCTGCACCAACAGCTTTACCAACGATAGGCGGCTCACCTTTCAGAATCGGATACTCTTTCCCGTCAGGACCAACGAATGAGTCCGGGCCGTTGAGGAAGTGACGAACACCATCAAGGAAACCACCATTGGCATATCCCGTTGGCATCATCTCCGGCTGCATCTGTTCCTCAGGAGCCACTGCCATCTGTTCGGGAGCAACCATCTCATCGTCTGGCATAGGCTGCTCGACGGGCTGTTCCTGTGCCATCATTGCCTGCTCCAGCGCCGCATATTCTTCCGGAGACATCTTCTGAATCTCTTCCATCAGCTGCGCCTCTTCTTCGGACTCCTTCTGTGCTTCCTGCGCCCGAGCAACACGAGAGAGCATCGCATCCAGCCCATTCCGGGAGATAGGATCATTCGGTCGTTCTTCAGCTTCTGCAAAAAGCTCGTCTACGATCTCGGAATAGAGCTTGCCTGCAAAACGTTTCGGAAGACCAGCCTCAACAAGAAACTGTTCCTGAGCTTTGATGTTGTCAGAGAATACGAAGTCCTTATATACAGGTTCGCCCTCTTCAAGTATATTAGGAACGCCCTGCGGATCAACACCGACCTGGACACCACCATTGGGGTTCTCCTCGTGCGATCCCCCCTCATTGATCCTCATGTAACCGGCAGGAGAGAAATATCCGCCGTGAGTATTGAAATCAGCCATATATCTATTTCATTTTTACTTTCACCATAACACCACCCTTACAGTAAGTACGCGTCGGAAGATTACTTTTCTTACCGAGAACGCGATTCGCAAACTGCTGGATATTCTCCTGTCTGGTCTGCGTATTTATCTGTCCGCCATTCCTGACAACATGAGAAGCAAGTCCACGATGATTGAAGTCGGCAATATTTTCATGCTCGGATGCGGCGGTTGCAAGAGCATTATTACGCGCCAATCCGACCTGAGCATTATCATACCGTGTCTGAATGCCGGCACGATTATCTCCGGTCTTCACTCCTAAAATACCAGCCCCGGCTCCAATAGCCCCGCCGACAAGAGAACCAATCCATCCGAACTGGGAACCTGCGGCGGCGCCAGCAAGAGCAGAAGAGCCTACCGCTCCCCAGCGTTGACCGTTTGTCATTCCGCGCACCTTGCCATAGTCCTGTTGGAAACCGGTATTCATGCGACTCATATCCTCAGAAAGCTGTTCGTAATTGTCATAATCACGAGTTGCATAATCCCGAAGATCATTAAGCTGAACATTGAATTCCGGGTTTTCGTTGATCTGCGCAGCGCGCATGGAAGTGCCGAGAATACCGTTTACGCCATTCAGAACGCCAAGTCCGGCGGTAATGCCGTTATGCCATGCAATCGAATTGTTTAACTGGTTCTGATTCTGAACGCCCTGAAAAGTTGCGCCGAGATCGACGGTTCTTGCATCAATCAATCCTTCCGGCGTTTGGAACAAATATGAATAATCTGTAGGCATCTCTATTCGTAATATATTACGTTTACATCATGTATCTGCGCGAGATCCTGGTTCTCTCCTTGCTCGGCATCCACGATTTTCTTCAGCCGGATATGTACCCACGGATTGCGGATTCTGTCGAAACCATACGGATTCTGCTCCGTCTGCGCAGCCCGCGGAATATCCAAGCGCCAAATTCGGAAATCTTTTCGAACATCCGGATAGTTGTCAATACCTTGCTTGGTGATATCCAACTCATTGGTTTGCTGGTATTCATTCCAGACCAAGAGCCTGTCGAATGTCTCATCGGCAAGATAGCGCTCACGGTCAATCATTTCGCTCTCGTTCGCTTCAAGAGATCCATCGGTATCCAGCGTCCGATAGAAGTCCGTACGATACTCCAGGTTTGTCCAGATCTTGTCTCCATACGGATCAGGAGTTGCACGATAGGTCGTCCAGAAATCATACTGGGTTTCGAAGAAATTACAGTACAGTCCTTCGTTCTGAAGCCATAGTCTATGATTGCCGAAGGAAACGAACTTGTCTTCAACGTTTACCATCATCGGTACAGCCCGATAGTCGAAGAAACTCGTAAATGCACCAAGATTCTCGTTATATACGATACACGGTTCGTTCGCGTAATCACCTACCAGATAGACATCTGCATGCATGCGGTCATAGTACGCTACGAAATTCTCGAAGTTCTTCGGAGTCCACGGCTTCATCGAATTGTGGCGTTTGAACCAGACGGAGAATCCGAACTTGGTAGAAAGGTTCTCGATCCCTTCATTGAAAGCAAGCATCGCCTTATTGATGTTATCCACGAAGTACAGCGCGGACTTACCCTCAACGATAGACCATTTGTTGATGCAACCGTATTTATTGGTGATGTACCGCTTGCCATCTACCTTCCCGGAGTTTGCAATCTCAATAGGAACACCATTAGTCGTGGAAATCTGCGTGCGAGAATTGAAAAGAATCTCCGCAATGCCTTTGTCCTGAAATGCGATAATGTTGTTTTGAAATCGACGCAGGGCCCTGCAATACCCTTTGTCCCCATCAAGCGCCAAATTATTTGCCAATGTGATATGCGTCCATTCATCTACCTGCTCCATATCATGCTTTTCGAGCGTCCAGGTAATAGACGAATGATAGGCTCCGTAATTGAAATCGTCATCCAGATCTCGTGTCGTCAGGAAATTATTATGCTGAGAATAAACAGGATTGATATTTCCTACTTCCTCAGCATTTATCGACGCAAGTAGATTCGTGCCCCTTAATGCATCGTATCGCCCGTCAATGTTGATATGCGTTTCGAGCATCACAGAAACAACATCGAGAACATTATTTACGTCGTCTGCGCCAAGCGGCTTGATGCGATAATCATCCCAACGCTGGAAATATGTATCACCCTGATTTCCATAGATGACAAGGCTTGAAGAATCTCCAACCGGATAGATGGGCCCCGCCGGGATGAATTTGTTCTGCTGAACATTCTCCAGCGAGATTCCTCCATAGCGCGGGTCTTCCTGCGGATCAAGACTATCGTAATCATAGAAAAGTTCTCCGACGAAAAGGAACTCGTCCTTGTTGGTCAATTTTACCGAATTGGGATTGGGCTCAAGAGTAAACTGTTCTGCCGACGCCTCATAATCAATGTAGACATAATCATCTACCGCATAATCATCAAACTGCAACAAACCAATATCCATTCTCTTGATTCCTGTATCAACAGGAACAGAAGAACCACTTTCGAACTCGGCATAATTGACGACTATCGTTGTCCCAGCCACGTTCTCCTGAGCGCTGCCAAGGAATTTCCCGGTAATCGTGATAGTGTTGCCGCCGCTGTCAATGCTGTAATTCGAAATATCGACCACGTAGTACACGTACTCCGAAACGGTGTGATGCGGTCTCCATTTTACAACCGCATACACTTCGTTCGAATCGAAGTAGGAAATACCATTCTGCCAGAATTCAAAGAACGAAGAATACCTGATAGGCTCTTCCTGTGTTTTACTGAAGGTAATGATATTCTTCTCCCAATCCGCAGATTCCATTTCAAACTCAGGAATCTCTCCAAAGATGAGGTTCTTCCTGGAAGATACTTCGTCGATCCAAGGAACGATTGCCCCAGTCAAGTCTGCGGTCCTTGTCTCCCCGACGGAGTGCTCGGAATATATGTACGGAAGAATATCCTGCTTGTAGATTTGATGTTGCGTGGCGTCCTCATCCAGCCAGGAGTGCAGGGAAATAGCTGCATGCATCCCAGTGCTATAAGCAATGGATACCGGAAGGTTGGAATAAAAGAAACTCCCGGTTGGATTCAAGTCTGAACCAACGGCAGGAGTTCCGGTATTATAGAAGATCGGATATTTCTTCTTGCGCGGCATCATCAGACTTTCGTCCATCGCCCCGGAATAATACCTCTTATCCGTTCCAACATTCATCCACATGTACTGAGGACGAGTGTCGCGGATAAGTCGCACGTCATCAATGGTATCGAACACAAACTCATGCACGCGGGATGCATTGTAGATTGTGCTGCCGGCAAAATGGAGATTAGCAAAAGTCTTGCTGTTCAGCTTGGCGGGATCTCCTTCTTCGCCTTCTCCGGCAACAAACCCAGGAATGCTTCCCGCTTTCTCCCACATGTGCAGCCAATAGCGCACAATCTGGCTCCCGGGAGTATAATCACTATATGTCAAGCTCTCTTTATCGGGCAACTCTCCTGTATCATAATTCAGTTTGTCAGAATTGAGATCCAACCCTTTATCCGTCCACAGGGGCCAAGTGACCAAACCGTCTATATAGCCGGCATCCTTGGTCCCAGAGAACTCGGTCTTAACCAAATTATCTCCAGCAAGTGACCCGTGCGTCGCATCTACGATATAATCAGAGATGCAGCTCGTCAACTTTGCAACACCGACGATCCTCAGCTGTAAACCTTCGGACTTATCGAAAGACACGGCCTCATGACTAATTTCAGGAGAATCCAGCGTAACGAGATTTTCATCTACGAACATCAGATGTTTTTTGTCGTACGCAGGATCATATTGAGCAGAATTAGCTATACCCGCCAACGAGGTGAATCGTGCCAATGTAAGCGTTGTACTACCATCAACACCACGTCGAGCCACAGCAAGAGCGCCATTTACTCCCGAAGAATACGATGCATAATATGGATATGCGTTTGGATTCAAGAAAATAATAGAAGCATCAATATTTTCGAATATTTCAAGATAATTGGAAAACGTGCTATAATCTGCCAACAGATCAGAAGAAATCCCAAGATCACTCTCAAAGTTTTCATGCAGTTTATTCCAGAGATCTTTCTTGTTGTATTCGTCTTTTTCTGCTCCACTATAATTTGGAGACACGACAACATCTATCGAAAAATACCGTTCAGACCGATCCTGACTATATGCCGTAAAGTTGGTCCCATCCTCGCTCATATCAGAATCTGGAAACGCATAAGAGCCAAGCGCAGAAAGAACGCTCTGATCATCAGAGAACAACTTTACCTTGAACGCAGTAATCCCCGCCTTATACTTCCGAGCGCCAAAAGACTTATCTACGTTCAAACGATAAACGAACAAGACATAATCATAAATGACATCTTCTTGATCAACCCCATGATATGTCTCGTTTGAAGTTCCATAATTTTCCAGCTGGTAGTAAGCCGTTGGCATACCGTTTTCCCAATAGTTGCACGCAATCTCGCCAGATGATGTATTAGAATTGTGGACAACATCAAAGTGCCGATTGGCCACGTTTGAGCCGCGTGCTCTCGTTAGCCATGACGCGCTACCATAGAGACGATTATTCTTTCTGTTCCAGACATTGAACACAGTAGGATTCAAGATTCCCTGTGCCTTAATGGAACGGTCAGAATAATCGGCTTCAGCAATAGCAAGCTGCACGCCTCCGAATCCCAGCGCTCGCACCTGTTCCATTACCTGAGACGGGATATACACCTGAACAACAACACGACGGATGATCTCTCCGTCGGTCATCACCGGATAAAGATGGTTTACTTTATCCCCAATCCAGAAAGCATCCGTGTTGACCCCGTTCTTTGTGCGGAACACAAGGCCGAACCGATACTTCTCTCCGCCCTTGAATGTAGTAATGACGGAAGAGGAGTACATGAGCTGGTTCTTGTAATCATATAGACCAACCGTCTCGGAATCTGGAATGTCCGGAATGTCATCCGGCGAATTGTTGTTGGAATACATGAATTGAAGAACAAGATCGCTTGCCTCCCATGTGCTGCCCGGGACAAACTCGTCACCTTCACCAAGATTAAACATGGTTGAACGGATTGCGTTCTCCAAATACGTATAGGATGCCCGCTCTTCTAAACTCAAATCACCAAGGAAAAGAGTTTGATCTTTATGTGTAAGCGTTCCGGGTACGACATTTTGACTACCAAGATAAAGAAGTTGGGTGGCATCAATTGCCGTAAGATGCGAATTGTCGTCAACAATTATTGTGTTCTCCGTCGTCCTTCCGTCAGCAACGATATAAGCCGTGACCGTCCCGTTGTAGGATGTCCTGACCGTAGAATATACGCGGAAATTGCTGAACCTCGTATCAAGATTCTCGAATCGAAGGGTGATTTTGTTATTGTTATACCCATCAGCGCTTCCACCGTGTTCAACCGGAGAGAGGTAAACCAAATCGGAGACCCATGCATATCCAGTCTCCTGTCCGTGTTCATTGTAATACGTCAGGAAATACTGCGCAACGCCATTCGGACGCGGATTCCCGGAGTTGTCTTTCTCTATCGTCGCGGTAACGCCAAACTCTATCTGCCGGTTAGAATCGAAATAGGTGTTGTCGTATGTGTCGCTCTGGGCATCATACCAAGGCATATCCTCATCCATGAAGTTCATCATGCGAAGGACGTTGATGCCGTCCACCCAGTAGATTTTCTGGATATTCTCAGACTCAAAGTAGACGACAGATTCAATCGGATGTTCGTCATCAAAGCCAAGCGACCCGTGGAAAAGCAAGGTGATGCTGAACTCCGGATCTTCTCCCTGGTTGTATTCGACGCGATAGATTCGATCCATGTCTGTCACAGATTCTCCAGCAGCGTCATGTGTGAAGAGGATGAGATGATTCTTCAGGACGTTCCAACCGATGAGCGTACCCACGACGGTCGTCAGCGGAATCTCCTTGTTGCCACGCTCGTTGGTGACAGAGAGCATCGTATCATTATCCCTAGCAAGAATACGTATATTGTGATTCTCGTAGACCGAAGTCTCGCCCGCCTTGGAGACAGACACGTCGCGGTTCATCCCGCGATTGTGCAGAGTGAATATCTTTTTCTTCATATCCTAATGCTTTTTCCAAACTTCGGTCGCGCCATTATCAAAGAAAGCCTTCCAATGTTCGTTGTTCCTCGGGAGAAGCGATTTGAAAGAATCAAACAACGTAGCAGCACTGTCAAGATCAAGTCTGGCGAATTCGCTCTGCGCGTCACCGACAGCCCAGCAGTATTCCCTCTCCGTACGCTCCATTACATCCTTGGAGATCTCTCCCATATCGAACTTGATGCTAAACCACTGAAGCTTGATGTAATTCTCCAGCCCACGGAGGAAACTCGCGTTATCGGGCAGCAGGGGATAGCCTTCGTCATCTGTGGCGAATGCGGTATATGCAATCTCCACGTCAATGTCCCTCGTGGAAGTAAAGATGACCATGCCCTGTTCCTTATACGTAAGCTCTCCGGTGTAACCCGCATTGGGTTTATACTCGGAGAAATGGAATGAATGACCAGCCTTGCGGTAAACCATAGAGGGAAGAACGCCGACGTGATCCCAACGGCAGTTGTGCTGTTTCGGAGCAATACGCACCTGGATCATCTTCACGAAATCACACGGCAGCATTCCGCGCCAATCATTGACCTCAACGATTGCCGTCTTCTCGTCATAGATAGCAGGAGCTCCCAGGAGGGAGATAAAATCCACCGTGTACTCCACAGCGGTCTCGAACGGAATGTCACGCAGCATCGGATGCCGCATGATCCTATCCAGAATCCGCCGTATGTTAGTTGACTGTATCATATCATTTCATCATTAAATTCTATCGGTGTCCACGGGCATTCATACCCGGAATACATCTCTTTCATTCTTTGGAACAACTTTCTGTTCCCGACAAATCCATAACTTCTGAGCGATCCTTTCTCGTGCTTCGGCAAGAAGACCAGCCCGAAGGCTTTCAGTTTCCCATCACGTTTCCCGGTCTTCCAATCCATTGCGCCATATCCATCGAACTTACCGTTCCTGTACTGCGCCTTCTTGCGGATCAGTGCCGCACAGATGGAACCCAAACCGCAGGGTAAGTCCACGATGCCATCATTCTGCAATCGTTCTGCCATCATCTTGCAATACGCTTTCAGGACTCTCCGGTATGTCGTCTCGTCCACGGGATTGCCCGTGCGGTTCCGTCTCAGGTACAACTCATACCCCGGCGCGAAATCCGTATACTTCGCTTCATTATTAAACGCCAGCTTCATTACTCTTCCGCGTCAGTGGCCGCACTTCTGTTACGGGCTTCCGTCCTTTCCACCGGAGCGGCACTCCTGGCGCTGGAGAGTCCGACTTCTCCGAGATCATCCTTGGCGTTATTTGCCTTGTCTTCAGGAGCGAACCTAGGCCCGGCAATCTCCTGCACCATCAGTTCGATACAACTCGGGACAAGCGCTGACTCCAGAGGGAACTCCTGATCCAACACGTCGCACGCAATCGTCTCTCCTGAGTCATCGCAAGCCATCTTCGCGGCTTCCTCCGGATCAGAGAAAACGCCTTCCAGCTTCGCGTTCTTCAGGAAGAGGAACTGCGGATTGATGCTGGAAAGATACAGATAGTCGTCTGCGCCTTTTGCAGCATAGATGATGTTCTTCAGCCACTTGTTATATCCCACATACGGCATGCGTTCAGCAGGGATCATCGTCACATTGCTATGCAGCATCTCATTGATGGTGGAAATCTTCATGTCGCCGATCTCCAATGTACTCGGGATCTTCTCCGTTGACTTCAACCAGGAACCGCTACATCCGAACGGCAGGAGGTCTGTCTTCTCAAGACCGACGCAAATCTGCTGCGTGTTCTCCCCGGAGACAGCCTGGAACGCCTTGTTGCGAGATTTCTTGTACTTGCGCTCCAGCAGATAGGTGCGGAAGTGCTTCGCCAAGAAAAGCATGTGCTCCTCGGTGTAATAGGCATCATTGGACCTTTCCTTGATAAGATCCAATGCCATGTAGATTATCTCACGAAACGTTGCCATATCTACTAATTTCCTTCTGTTCCTTCTTTCGGGGCATAACGCTTATCCCCATAGTATCCATTTGTGGTGCGGATGATGTTCGCTTCAGAGATTCTGTCGTCCTCACCATTCAGCACCTCCGTGATACGGGTAGCAAAATCGGTCATATAGTCCGTGCTTCCAAGCGTCACGCATTTGGTGCAGAACATAGGATAGGGGAGCAGGCAATTCCCACCGGCGAAGAGCTTGGCGAGCAGGCTTTCGATGAGCTTGTAATCCTTCTCATCAATGAAAGCATGCATATACTCCACAAAATCAATCAGAAACGTATAGAGCAGCATCTTCCTGACCATCCCGGCGCGAACGTATCCCGTCTGCATCAGAAGATCAATGTAGTTCACCAGAACCCCTTCCGCCTTTTCCTTTGAAATCAGTTGTACCATATTCCGTACAATTATCTGCCAAAACATCCGCAACCAGAACTGACGTGACCAGTCGTGGTCGTCCCCATCAATTCACCCCAGATTCGATCTATCTGCACCCAGTCGCAAGTATCCACCGCAAACTTGAAAGCGTTCCAAAGCAGGATCATGTGCTCAAACCCAGAAGGCGAATCGCACGGATTACAGCTCTGAGAGAGCTTCGCTACATACGGCATGATCTGCTTATAAAGCGCTTTCCAGTCCACGATAATGCCGACAGCCTGCGTGTTGTCAAAGCTACAATGCATCGTAGAAACCTCTGCCGGGAGATTTCCGTCACAGTTCACATAGACATAGAACAGCCCACCCTCAAAGACATTCGTCCCAAAATCAGACGGAAGATCGGAGAGTGCCACGCGAACCCGCACGGCACGCACATCAGAAGGCGTCTCATTGTGGTTCTCAAAGACCAGCAGCGAATGCTCGCTCGGGACTCCGACAGAACCACGGTTCTTGTAATACTCAAGATAAACCGTATTGATATACATCTCGGAATACACATCATAATTCTCGATATGACACTCGATCGTCAGATAGTTACCGCAATCCGAGATTCGCAATTCGTCAAACTTTACCATAACTTATTCATTTGACCAAAAGTAATAAGAAAAGGAGCTTGGATTTTACTCCAAACTCCCTTACTTATTCTAACCCAAAGAAAATCCTTTGACTAGGCTTAGTCGCCGTTAAGAACGCCTTCCCAAGCAGTGATCGCAGCAGCAGGACCGGCGATCTGGATGGTACGCGGGGACTTCTGGATATTCTCGGCATGACCCTGCCAGAAATACTGGACAGTCAGCACGTCGTAGGACGTAGTCGTATCAGCCGGGTTGATGATGTAGGTCGGCTCGTAGTTGTTCGGCCAGTTGAAACCGCGATAGTAATCGCCATGCTCGCCATAGCAGAAATACTCCAGGTCAGCCAGCTCATAGGTGGCAGGGATCTCGGTATAGCCAGTGATGGCGGACGCAGCAACCTCAACCTTGCCCCAAGCCTCATCCTCGATGTTGAAAGAGACGGAGAGCTGATGAGGCTCGCCGGTCAGCTTGCCACGCACCCACTTCTGCGGAGTAGCCACGAGGACGACACCGGCAGCAGCGCCAGTCACATCAGCCTCAGCGGTGGAAGCCGTGACCTCCGTGCCGCTGGAGAAGACGCGGAAGTACGGATACTCCCTGTTCTTCGGCATAGCCTTGGCGATAGCGATGGCCAGCGCCTTGTGGAAAGCGGCAGCGTCACTCATGGCGCTCGTCACCTTGACGGAAGCAACCACAGGGATGCTGTTGGCGGAATCATAGTCAAAAATCTCACGGACATTGACGGTGATGGTCAGAGTCTTGCCAACAAGATCAGCCAGGCTGTAGGCGTTGGTGTCCAGGGACACGGTGTAGGCCAGAAGTTTCTTGGCCATGTTCGCAGCAGTCTTCTTGGTGACATACTCGATGTTGCCGGCGGGGATCATGTCGGAACGAGTCACGATACCATCCGCGTTCTTGTAGACGAAGTAGAAGTCGCCGTTCTGGGTAGTCAGCAGAGCGAGATCGCCCGCGACCATGCTTGCGACATTCGCTTCGGTGATCGGGGCCTCGAAATCTTTCTTGGCCTTCGCGACATAAAGCTGTCGAGTCTGATTGGTATTGAAATTCATAACTTATATGTATTAGTTGTAATTCACTAGGAAGAAACCCAAACACTCTTGGCCCGGTTGACAGCCTCCATAAGAATGAGCTGATGCAGATTCTCATGAAGCTTGCAGGTCTTGGCTTCGGTCTCGCCGTTGATGGAAGGATAACCGGAAGGGATGTCCTCAAGGATGATCGGCTCGGGCTTGCAGATATACCGGACCGTATAAGACTTGATCGTGCCGGCACTTACCAGTTCTGAATAGATCTTATGAAAATCCAGATTCTCTGCATCCATCACCGCCTCGCCATAGGAGAGACGAAGCACGCGACGGCTGTTGTGGTTCTTGAACGGATTGCGGTGCGTTCTCCAGAACTCATCCTGAGTCACGGGGACCACATCCGCATCCACATCGCCACAGTCAGTCGTAACAACGCATTTTTCAAACGTCCTGAACAGCAAGTCTTCCGGGAGCCGATAGACAGATGAACCGGTAATGATGTGATGAATGCCGGAATCTATCAATACCCCATCTACTTGTTTGACAAGCGGAGAGAGATAATCGGTCACTTCCTCCGTCGCTTCAAAAGGAACGGAGATAGCGCCGCGATAGATTCCGGTAACAATGGCTTCCTCGGCCCGGGTCAGGAACACGCTTTTCTCGTATTTGGTAAGACCCGGAGCTTGGTTGCTCATTATGTTGTTCCACAAGATATCAAACTCAGTGGACCATTCAGTCACAGATTTCATTACTTCTTCGTCTGCTCTAATTCACTTTCAAGAAGGAACTTGATGTCCTGATGCGCAGGAAGGTTGAGGTAACGTGCCGCGATACTCAGCGTAGGCTCCTCTCCATTCTCACAGAGCGGCGAACCGTCCTTGGTGTAATAGAAGTCACCACGCTTGCTGATCTTGCCCAGCTCCTGACCGCGACGGATGAGCACCTTGGTGTGCAGCATCGGATCGGTGATGTAGTTGAGGAACCGCTTGGGGTCAGCCTGAATGAGCTGATTGATGCGGGAGCGCAGGAAGTCAGCAGGGGAGTTGGCTGCATAAGGACGTGCATCCAGCAGTTCCACAAGGATACGCATGGTATCAAGATCGGAATCAATCTTGCCAAACTCCTTGTAGCTCGCCATCGTCGCATCCATACGGGCGTTCTCCAGGTTGGTCTCTTCCTTGTCACGCACAATCACGAAACGGTACGTCGCCTTGGGACGATCCTGAAGCTGCTGCACACTCGGGCAAACAATATCATCATTTGCCCGAATGAGCGCATACTTCAGATAATCTTCCGGATCGGAAAGATCCAGATGCATACCTTCCTTCGTCAGTTCAACCTTGAAATTATCCCAAAAGTTGTTCTGGGTTTTGTAAACGGACAGAGCATTGTCGTCCAGCAGCATCGCGCTCTCGATCGCTTCCTTCTCTTCGTTGGTCAAGATGTTCTTGTACCGACCCGTAGAGCGGAGCATCGGCACGCAAAGGGTAATCTTCGCGCCGTCAGCAAGACCACCGTACAACGCGTGGTTCTTGTTGTCTGCCATTCCTCCGACCTTCTGCGGGACGAAACGAATATAGATTTTTTCTTTCTTGAGCGGATTCACGTTGACTTCTGTCTCTGTCTTTTCCTGTTTCTTGTTCTTAGCTTCCATAATTATTCTTCTCCTTTATTGTTTTCAATTAACCCTCAAGGATACGCGGGATGAGGGAAACGCAACGAGTCGGATCGTAGATGAGAATACCCATCGTAGCCTTGTAGTGAACCACGGCGGCATCCTCGTCGAAGGACGCGAAGCTGTTGTTGGCCTGACCGGTGAACGGGTTGTAGAACGGACCCCACTGGTAGCCCCTGAACTCGCTCTGGCCCTTGAGCACGCACTTCTGCACGTTCGGCTGATCCTCGTCAGCGGCGTAGAAGATATCGAAACGATAGGACTCGGCAGTACCACCGTTCGGGTGCATGATCTTGTTGGTCTGAGCGTCGTCCTTGCTGGAGTCGATCATGATGGTGACTTCAAGACCGTTGGCGGCGAGCCACTTCGTGACCTGGAAGTCCTGAATGGTGGCGGCGTTGCCATTGGTGAAGTTAGTCTCAGGACCCTTGCTCATGTAAGCCGGGTTGTTGACGCTGTAAAGAGGGAGCCAGCCGCTCATCTCCTTCTTGGCCTCACGGGAGAAGAGGATAGAGCCACGCTCACCAGTGCGCATCACGAACTTACGCTTCTTGTAGTCAATCTTGCCAGCGGTAAGGGCATAGAGCTGATCCTCAACGAGAGGCAGAGAGAACTTGGTGTAGTACACCATGTTACCACGGGACTGCTGCTCGCGGAAACCGGAACCCTGACGATTCGCCATGCCGCTGAGCTGGTCGAAGTTGGAATACTCGCCGTTCGGGAGCTCGGTGGAAACACCACGATCCAGAGCGTTGTTCTTGTACTCGGCCCAAGTCTTCTCGATCTCCCAGGTGACATTCAGCATCCAGCGGTCAACCGTGGTACGCTCGATACGACCATTGACCTCGCGGGACACAGGGATGTGGCAGGCAAGACGCTTGCCGATCTCCTTGCCACCGATCTTGTGCTGGAGACGGACATGCATCCAGTCGGAGCTCATGCTCACCGGGCTGGAGAAGCGGACATCACCAACCTTGCGGGAGAAGTTGCTCGGGATCGGAGCATACGCCCAGCTGAAGCGCTTGCCGGCAAGCAGCTCCTCGGCGGGGATACCCTGAGCGCCATTGGCGCCAAAAGGTTCAACGCAATAAACGACATCCGTACCCTCAATGCGACCAGCTTCCTTGATGATCACAGGGTAGATCTCATTCTTTTCGCCCCACAGAACCTCGCCAAGAGCGAACCAGTCAACGGGGAACACGAGGTAGAACGGCTCAAAGCCGACACCGACATTGGCGGAACCGGCAGTCACGACAGTACCATCGGCGCGACGGGCTTCCTTCAGGGGAATGTTACGACGGGAAGAGGTAACGATATCCCAGTGGAGCTTGGAATCATCTTCATACTCACGCACGGGAACCTCCTTGGAGAGATACGTGTCAAGAGTCGGAAGGTACATGCTGCTCATGAGAACAGTCATCACGTCACTGGCCATCTGCGGATTGGTGCGGAACAGACCATAGATGTGATTCTCTTTGGTAACGGTTCCACGCCACGCGGTCACACCAGTGAACTGAGTGTTAGAAATTTGACCTGGCATAAATCTATACTATTAGTTAAACAAATGTTTCTATCTCTTACATCTCCACTTTCCAACCATCGGAGAGCAGCGGATCCGTGTCGCCACCTACACCGCTCGTGTATCGCAGAGAACCGTCGGCGTTGAGCTGCGTCGCGTTGATCTTGCGCTCCAGCTCACGGATGTTCTTGTTCTTCTCCACGCGGGCTTGCGCCTTTGCGAAGCTGGACACATCCTTGCCGCCGTTCGTCAGCACGAACCAGAGACCGATCTGCTTCATGAACTCCAGCGGATTCTCTTTCTGGAACTTCTGCACGGAGGTCATCAGCTGCCCGGTATCGGGGTCTTTGTAGACCGGCTTGGAAACCGCGTCATATACCCGCTGCGCCGTTCTCTTGTCAAGAGCATCATCGCCGACCTTGATCTCGTCCTCCAGAACCATCTTGCGGAACTTGTCCGCATTCTTCTTCTGTTCGGCCTTCGCTGCATCAGCGCGCTGCCTGGCTTCTTTCTGCACGTTGTCATATCCGTCACGATAGAACTTGTTCAGAGCCTCCAGCGCATCCTTGGCGTCGTCGATGTCGCTTCCCGACTTGAAGGACTTCTCAATCTCACGATTGGCCCTGTCCTGGGAGTATCCGCGATTCACAAGATCATTGTAAATCAGCTGGCGTCGCAGGTTCTCCGCCTCTTCGCCCTCTGCGGACAGTGCTTCTTCGTTGATAGAGGAGAGATACTGGATCGTCTGTTCGTACGCACGGACCGTATCGGGAGCAACGCCATTGTTCAGCGCTTCGTTCACGCGTCTGGTCTGTTCGTCGACACGAGACGTAACTGCCTTCTCAATCAGCTCGGCGAAGTCCTCCGGGGCTTTCACCTTGTCGAGATCGTCATCGGAAAAATCGGGGAGGATACCGTCATTCCTCAAAGCGTAGGCAATGGAAGAATAAAACGTATCAGGAGAAGAACCTCCGCCATCGGTGGCGGCATCCTCATTCCCGGGTTTTTCCTCGTTGCCTACTTTCTCCGGAGTAGTTTCTTCCTTCTCCTCGGCTACGTCATGTTTCTCTTCTTCGCGCTCCTCTTCGGGTGCGCCGGGCTGCTGATCAGCAGTTTCAGTTTCTCTTCCTTCAAAAAGAGCATCGGCTTCCTCTGGGGAAAGCAAACTGTTAATGTCAAATGTCAAATCTTCCATAATATTCTCCTATATTATTTGTCGCAAATATGTAAATAAAGGACACGCGCGAGGGAATAGTTAAAAGAAACACTTATAATAAGCCAAATAAGATTGTATACGCAACAAGGTCGCTTGCGATTTTACAAACGACCTGATTGCGTGTTGTTCATAGGCGTCACTCGCAGTGCTTACAACCTATTTCGCAGATGGTTTCAGCCAAGGCAAGCGCAGAATCGCCAGCGATATATGCGGGCGTTTCTCCTTCCAGGTCCACGCCAAGCTCCGAAGCGATAGCTACGGCAAGATGATGCACCTCATGTACGAGCGTATTCACGAACTCCGATCCATCAGACGAAGGACCTATGGCTATAAGGGCACAATGCTCGTATGGGTTGGTGAACGTGAATCCGGTATTGTCCTTATCAGATTCCATCAGATCCATTGCCTGACGCATGACGCTTGCCGGAGCCCCGAAATCATACAGACGATCAAGAAGCATGTCCATATCGTAATCCTCTTCGGCGAAGTAGAACTCGATGCTCCACCTTCCAATATATAACTCCCGCTTCTTCATGACTATATCATTTCATCCCAGAAGATGGGAACACCCTTGGCCACGCAGTTGATATAGAACTCATCAAAAGCGCGCGTAGGATTCCCGTCTACATCATCTATGTAATCCTTGACATATAGGGCAAGGCGCATCTCGTCAACGATGGAGCTACCCCAATAATCCGCACGTGCCATGTTCGCTACGTATGCAGCATCGTGCCCCTTGGCGTTCTTAATGGTGATCCCGTGATTGCGGAAAAGGTTCTCAACCTGCTCCTTGCTCCATACTCCCAGTTTGTGCTTGTTCCTGTCTTCCATCATCGAAGTGGCGTACTCGAACAGATGCTTGTTGAAGTGTCTGCCATTCTGCTCCAGGTACTCTTCCATGTCGGAGGCATATCGTGTTCTTGAATCCAATCTTTCCATATCCTTTTTGAAATAAAAAGGCGGGGCAGTCATCCCACCCCGCCAGTTCAACTATCGTCCGTAGCGGCTCATTTCGCGACGCTCATCCATCTCGTCTTCCCGAGACGAATAGCTGCGACGACCCATGCGTCCAGACATCCTTTCACTATACTCTTCCTCCATCTTGTCGGAAAGCTCACAGATCTCCTCGATGGCATACTTGGCGGTCTTCAGCGCTTTCTTGAAGCGATATTCCTCATCGCCTCCGCGCTCCATGATATGAATCAGTCCCATATTATTCTGTTGGTTTGGATTGTCCCAAGGAAGCAAGGAGCAACTTCTTCATCTCTGCAAGCTCCCCGCGCATTGCATTCATCTCCTCCGCCTGCTGAGCTTCTTTCTTGCGTTCCGGATTCAGCTCTAGCAAAAGAGCTTCGCAATCCTTCACCATCTTCTGCTGGGCAGGCACGGATTCCAGAATTTGTCTGCTGGCATTTGCCATTGCCTCAACCTCACGGACTACGGCTGACTTGTCTGTGGACAGGAATATCCCCTTGTCCTGGAAATTGGCGATCACGCCGTTGGCGGGCAATCCGACGAACGGGACAGTATCATTGCCAATCTGTACCGTGATGTCGGTCACGGGGCCGTTCATCATAGCCATTGGCTGTTGAGGGTTGTAAGTTGGCATGTGCGTATTGACAGATAACACCCTGCCGTCTGCCACACGCGGTACATTCTTGTAGAGCACAGTAATCATTGCCCCTTGACTTAAGCCTTGAAACATGGTAATTTGACTTTTGATTTATTGATTATGCGATAGACGATACGAGCTGGAGCGTCCCGCTGAAGTAATCGTAGAACACGGTGATGACACCAGTTCCGGTGATATCAGCAGCGGTCACGTTATCTCCACCGAAAGAGGTGAGGTTGCGTGTCTGCCCATTGAGCGTAAGTCGAATCGGAAGCGTTCCGGTAGTGCCGGTAGGGATAGCATCAGCGATATTGATCGTCAGGTACGAGATTGACGGAATCCTCCGGAAACCCAGAGAGAAATCCACCGTTTCCGCGCTGACGGTAATACCATTGGTGCGCAGGTAAGGCACGCCAGATACGTTCGTGGTTACATTCATGAATCCGAACATGACCTTGCCCTCCGATTAAAAGTTCAGACCACCACCGAAACCACCGATACCGGGATAACCATATACGCCGTTAAAGCCACCCTGATAGTAGCCACCGGAGACGTACGGAGTGACATTCACAGCCTGAAGATTCGGCCAATTCACGGACACGGTATTAGGAAGTTTGCACTTGATATCGTCAACTTCCTTGGCGATGGGGCTAATCATCGCGGCAATCTGCGCAGTCTGCGCGGCATTGTCGATCTGGCTGCGAAGAGTGTTGTTGGCAAGCGCAAGGCTGTCAATCTTCTCCTGCATATCACGCTCACGAGCGGCGCAGAACTCCTGAACCATCGTAGTCTTGAGATCTGCGATAGCATCAACATTCCGCTGGCTGGCGCCGGCGATAGCACCGGAAAGCGCATTCGTCTGCTCAACGGTGCGGAGCTGATTCTCATAACCCTGGGAAGTGACGAGCTGCTTCATGTTGCAGCAGCACTCACACAGCTGGGAAGCGAGAGCGGAATTGCCAGACTGAATCGAGTTGATGATCTGCGGAACACTCACAGCCTGCTGGAGAGCAAGCGAAGACAGCGCAGACTGAATGACCTGGACGCCGGAATTGACCAGACTGAAATCCTGACCAAGCATCGTAGCGAGGTTCTGCGTAGCAGCACGACCAGCCTCGCCCTGTGAAGTGATGGCGTTCATCAGCAGTTCGCGCCCGCTGTCATTGTTGATTTGATTGGAAAGGAAACCGGCGCCGTTACCGCCCATGTTTCCGCCCCAGCCGCCGAAACCACCCCAGCCGTTCCCAAAAGCAAGACCGAGAAGGAAACCGACGATTCCACCGCCGAGGCCATTACCGTTACCGAAGAAACCACCCTGGTTCTCCGGAGTATAAACTACAGTTTCTGCCATAATACTTTTGCTTTTTGCATTGTTTTACTTTCGTGTTTTGTTGCGCAACTACACAAAAGTATCTATGGCTATCCGGGAAAGACAACGATACTAAAAAGCCCTGCAAGTCATTGACTCACAGGGCCATCGTTTAGCAATGTATTTTACTTTTTCTTTATCTTGTCCAAATCTTTCTTATACCAGCGTAGCTCTTTGAATCCAGCCACCTTCTTGCCTTTTGGAATTACTCCGGAACGAACCAATCCGTCGAATGTCGCACGACTTATGTTGAGATAAGAATATGCTTGATACTTACTCATTGCAATATCCTTGCGAGAGTATTCTTTCATTGCTTTGACGATCTTGACGGCCTCCTCCCCATCAATATTGGAATTGCCAGCGTCAATATCGTCAACAATTCGCAGAAGCTGGGTCTTTATCGCTTGCAACATTTCTCTCTGCGATAGAAGTACAAAATCAAGAACAAGAAAACGCCGATAAGCAAAATATGGATCATGAATAATGACTTGTTGCTTATGGGTAGTCCAAAGAAATAATCTGCGTAGATCAGGATGTTGTTCGCCAGAATGTAGTGTAAAAACATCCGATGATATACGCAGAACTCGAAGACATACGATACGAGATACAAGAACAGCAGCGGAAAGAACGAAACACCTCCGAGCATTGAAAGAATCCGGCTATCTATCCCGAAGCAATCGAAGAACATGTTGAGCATAGCAAATAATGCCAGTAGCATCGGAATCACTTTCAATGCCACTAGCATTATCTTGTATGCACGTTTACTTACGTTTGCCACCTTTGTCGTATCTTCTTCCACTTGCAAGATATCCAGCCGTCGGAGCAGAGGGCTGCGCTCTTTTAAGATTATCCGTACGTTTTATTTCATTCTTCAAATTCTTCTTTTTCGCCATAATAATATTATTTAATTTTCACGCACCCTCTCTGTATCGGCGACTACTCCCTCCATCATCAATCTCACTCCCAATTTCTTCCATCAAGATAATAATCACCATTATTATACCCAAAGTTCAGATCACGTACCCCTGAATCTGGATCCAGCCAACCAAAACCAATATTAATTGAACCTGGAGAATCTGGATATAGTCCGCGTAATTCTCCAGATTCTGTACCTAAAAGAATGTGGCCGATACGAATAGCAAGTATTTTTCCATCAGCAATATCATCAAAATCTTGAGAAGTAATTCCAAGTTTTTGACATATATTGTCTTTACCCACTATTCTTTCATCAAATGTAGGATATTCTTCTAATGAAGAAACAACCATTAACGATGCGTTTCCCCCGCCACCGCCATTAATAACATTTTTCAGAGCCGATTCTGTGATCGTTTCGTTCTCATTGATGTATCTTTTATCAAGATTTACATCTTTTTCTAATGGTAAAATTCTACTCATAATTCTAAAATTATTATACTTCAACTATAGTCCAGCCGGCAGGACTCCGGAAGGCACGGAAGATAAGTCTCTATTTGTCTTTCAGAATGGCGGGAACACTCGCGGTAAACGTATACGAGCCCAGCGAACCCGAAGAATTCTGTTCGCCAAAATAAATGGTGACAAGGAATTTACAATTTTGCTTGCGTCCGGATTCTGGAGTTCCGTATGTGAAAATATTAACAGTAACCTCCTTCGATTGCGTTTCAAGATATTCGCTGACATTTGCTTGCTCTCCATCATAACCCAAAAAACCAACATACATTAAATAATCATCAATCATGTTGACTTCCCAACTAGAAACCGGCAGTTCTGTAACTATCTTAAAATCAAAGCAAGCATCGAGAACAGTATTGACTTCTCCACCAAAATCAATGTTGTCACCGTACCCTTTAGGAGCCATAACCGCTTCGCCGAACGACCACGGCTTATTATCTTCTGGATTGGTCCTACTATTTCCTCTGTATTGGACATAAGGTGCCGAAGAATCACTACCTCCGCCGCTCTCTATCTCCGCCTGCATTTGGCGAATAACATCGGCCAGCGTCATTTTCTTCTCAGCCCAATACACGCCCTCTACAAGCGTTTTGGGGTAAACCCCAGAACTCGCATCATCTTTCGGTTTAACATACCCGGTTTTGGGTTCAGTCAATAGTTTGCTCATATCTATTCTTCTATTGTTATTAATTCGACATTTTGAATGACAGTATGCGGATTTTTAGAAATCACGTCCATCATTCGGTTCTGTATCTTATTAGTTCGCCATAAGAATCCTAAAAATCTTTTATACTTCACAGTCTCTGCAAGCAGGAGAGAGTCGCGTGTAATCATATTGCCCTCCAGCTTACCATTGGACAGAATCCCGTCAAAGTCAAACCATTCATCGCCACAATGCAGCAGAAGGGCATCAATCCTTACGGAATCGTGCACAATCACCGTATCTTTCGGAATAGCCGAAAGTTCATAGAGAGATTGAGACTGAGACGTGACAACCGACTGTAAATCTCGGTTCTTGGTCTTAAGCTGCTTGATAAGAGCCGCATCTTCTGCGCGGAATCTCTTGAATTCATCAAACGTCAGCTCCAATGATTGAACACGGGCAACATTGAGGGAATCGCGGACCTTATACTGTTCAACGTCACCCATCAGAACTTCCGTATTGTTCTTGTATCTGTCGCGTTCATCAGCTAACTTCTTGGTTTTGTTAAACTGAAACACGTTCCCGGCGACAAGAAGCGCGAGAACGAATATAATCGCAAGCAGATGTTGCGTAGTTCTTTGCATTATAGATTAATTACTTTGATTTCACCACGCTGCTGACCGGCATTATTCCTCGTTGAGATGTGCAGCCACTTAGTATTGCCAGAGCTTTCGATGATACACTGATCGAACTTGATACGATTCTTCTTAAGCCATTCGACCGTGAAATTTACGAATTTCTGGAATGATCCGCCCACTTGAAGATCAGCAGCCATTCCCTTCATGTGCACAGAAGAAGACACTCCGCCAACCGCTTTGTTTAGTTTCTCGCAACGATAACCGGAAGAGATGGTGATAGGCATTCCATAAGCGACACGAAGCGGCTCAAGGATAGTCTCGATCAGCTCATTAAGGTTGTCTATGTATTCAAACGTAGGAATATTCTCAATATTCTTCCTCTTGGCCACCGTAGAACGAATGAACTCATCAAACTCAAAATGCGGATACTTCTTCATAGTTAAAGCTTTATGAATTTCCCTGTCTTTTTGTCGTGAGCATTCCCGTGCTTGTCAAACACGACGTCACGACGAAACCACTTGATGAATTGGATTTTGATTTTGTTCCAGCACATAATTCTATTATTGTTTATCTCTCATCAACACCTTATACGCTTCGAGATCTTTAGTCAGAGCCTCATTCTTCTGACGCAGGTCCTGGACCTCCTTTTCGAGCTTCAGCACTTTCTTGTCGCTCTCATACTTTGCAGCAGCGAGTTCCATCTGCTCCTTACGCAACGCATCAATGGTTGCACCCTGCTCCGCATACATCTTTTCCATAGAATTGATACGCTCTAAAAGATGAGCGTATTCTGCCGACGATGCTTCCACTTCCGCCTTACTCGCCTCCGCACGAGCTTCTTTCAATTTTGGTTTGAAATAAAATATGCTGCCGATCCCGCCAAGCACGGAACCGCCGAGAGCCGAAAGAATAAAATCATACCAATCCATCTCATCAAGTTTTAACTGTTCGCTGTAAAAATACCAACAAAGACAGCGCAGATCGTGATGCGCAAGAGAACCAGTTATAATAAAAAAATGAATCCCTGTTGCCAAGGATTCATTTATCATCTCGTGGGCCCGTCTACGAACCACATAAGACAAAAATTAATAATATTTACACGGACTCCGAGATGATAGGATTAGATAAGAAGCAGAGCGATGATGACCACGCCAAGGAATGCGCCGAGGAAGTCGGCCACAATATCGTACGGATCAAAAAGACCGGTCTTCTTCTTGTCGTAGAATTCTTTGCCGATGCCTACGAGAATCGCAACGACGAATCCAAGCGCGACAGCAGCAGGACCCATCCAGATGGATGCAACTGCATAGATGACCAGCGTCAGCACGAGGCAGACACCGAAGTGAATGTACTTGTCCTTCCCAATGGAAGCAAGAATGTTTGAAAGATTACTCATGATACGTTATATTTTTGATTAAACGGTATAAACTGTTCCACCCACGTACACGGTCCAGCCGCGACGATTTGCTTCCTGTACTGATGCAGAATGGATAATGCTTCGTGCTCCCCATTCTGCCGGGAGATACAGATTGGCAGAAGTCAAATCCTCCGTAAGCTCATAGAGGAAATGATCTGCAAGCTCAATAGATGCGTTCGGATGATCTCCGGTTGCCGTCACCTGAATAGTAACAGATGATCCAGAAGGAATCGACGAGACAACATTTCTACCATTTGTCAGCGTGGCTACTACAACAGTGCTACGCTTTACAACAGCCGTGCAGTCGACCAACGCAACCTGTAGCACGAGATCTCCAGACGCGCCCACCGCTTTATAGATCGTTGCATTACCATTGGCATAGAAAGCAACAGGACGCTTCCAGCCGTTGCCAGTCGTGGCCCATGAGCTAAATGAATTAAGATCATTCTCAATCCTGTAAGCCTCGCTGGTATTTCTTGTCAAATCAAATACATTTTCGAGCAAGTAATTAGCAGAATCCTCATCGAGATTGGCTAGATTACCCCCACACGCTGAATTCCTTGCCGTTCCGTCAAGACTCCAGTCACCCTTGTTGAGATTGGCGATATAGGCAGAGGTGAGATTTCCGTTGCCAAACACAGAGAAAGACGTGCCATCGCTGATCATCCCAGAGGTCGGCGCGACAAATTTCATATCCAAAATCTCCCTGACCTGCGCAATGGCACTATTGTGAAATGCATTCTTGCAGTAGGGGTTCACATTGATAACGTGTTGTGTCAATCTCGCAGACGTTGTTCCATCAATGCCCCACGCAGTAATGTTGTGTGAAACGCCAGAACTATACAGGTGAGGTGTGCTTGTAGAGCTAATCGTATATGAAGTGCCCGTCGTAGACATAACCACATTAACAAGCATCACCTTTATGTCCATGCGTTTCAGCCCGATAGCAGTGAGCGACAATTCAAGATATCTCCTCTCCCAGTTGTCATTGAAGCTGGTAAGATGATAATACCTGGAGGTAAGATCATCAGAAAACATGGACGACGAATTCTCCGCTGCTACATAATCAGTGTTCAAACTGTCTGGGGTGTAACTGACCGCAGAAAACAGCGTATTCACATTGAACGTGGATAAGGTCGACCCTCCACCAATTACATGCGTCGGTGTCGCTGCGATCTTATTGTTGCTCGAATCGTATCCAATTCCCTGAACCAACAGAACCAGACCATCTCCAGCATCCGCAGTATTCAGTCGCCTGATATTGTACTGCTGCGAATCAAAATCAGGGACACTCACGCTTGGACAGAACCGGACTGCAATCGTCATCTCATCTGTTGACGCGACGGAATTATCAATCACCGCAGAGCCGACAACTGCATTTGCGCCGACGGCTGCGGGCGTCAAAGTTGCGCTATAGATGATGCCGCTCTGCTGGCTCTGCCCGTTCTTCCAGTTGCCAAACCATCTCAAGCTTGAACTATCAGCCGCATCGCTGATAGCACAATCCGGCTCTGACAGGCTTGTATTGTCATGCCAACGATTCGTGGCATATAGGTTAGCAGGGAAGTTCACCAATTTGCTACCCTCGAACGCGCCTTGCCAGTCGCTAACGTTGACAGCCTTGTTGAAAGTGATAGACTCCAGCGTGTGCGTCTGCTTGAACGCATTGACCAAAGACAAGATGTTGCCGGTGGTAATATTGAAATGAATGTTCTTGACAAGATTGGAACAGTCGAAAATGCCCATCATGTCAATAATCTTCGTGTCGTACCCTTCTTCGTCAAGCCCAAGATCGAAACGTAAATTCAGATCATCAATCTCTCCGGAAGAATTGGCGAATAGATGTCGTGCAAAAACACCATCGGTAATATAATGACTATTGAACGCATTTACCAATGAATCCCAAATATGATCAAATTCAGAATCCCTTTCCAGTCTTGCCCAAAACTTGAACGGGAAGTTTTCTGCAATCAAATCTCCAAGGTCGGAAATCTCTGGGAACCGAATATGATTATAAGTGCTTCTGTACCCTCTGTCGCTAATGACAAAAGCAGTATTTTGCTCAGAACCGTAACTGTTTAGAATTGCCACGGTCTTTCCGTCAACAGTTTCCGTGAAATTCCCTGTCTCCTTAAATGCGCATCCATGACGCATCAAGACATTCTGAAACGTCATCTCTTTCTCATAGACCTGTGCGTCGCCACAATATGCTCTATACCCTTCTATGTTAGTGGGATTGACAAGAGCCTTTACGTCGATAATCTCAATAGCCCCATCCTGCCCAGTCTCATTGCTTGTGAAAATAGCAAGAGCCATCTGCGGGTATGATTCGTTGTATAAGCTATCAGGCGTTCCTCCGTTGTTGAGATAATAGTCCGAACACTTATAAAGCGCTTTTGTTCCGTCGGAGATGAATCCGTAATTACTCCATCCAACAACGTCCTTAAGGCATCCCTGATTGATCGGCCAATCCAATCCGCCAGCTGTCGTGAGAAGAGCGTTGGACGCATTGATAGGGGAGAGCACCACGCCAATTGGCTTGTAGGAACCATAAGACGTAACATAAGACAGATAGGAATTGTGCTCAGTCAATTTGCTCAGCGTCCAATTCTGTCCATAGAACTTGGCCAGAAAATCTTCTTTGGTCGTGGTGTCGGAATAAGCAGACTTGATGATCCACGTATTCGGAACGAAATGGTGAATGTGCAGCGTGTGCCCATCAACCCAAACGCCATTCTGGGGCTGCGCGGAATTGATCACCCAGTCGGTTTCAAAATCATAATCTGGCGAATATATTACAATCTCGCCGTCGTGATTTTTAGATTCAACTACCGGCGCATCAAACTGCAACGCATTCGGAGTCTTCGTCCCGTATTTCAACTTGTCGGATGAAGTAGGAGTTGGTGAGAAGCCCATAACTAGTCAACGATTACGTAGAGAATACTGCTGCTCAAAGTCCCGGCTTCGTACATAGCATCATATTCGGCTTGCGTGACTTTCTGATAGTTCATGCCGCTACCACCACCTGGAGCATTGACCCACGAAGAACCGTTGTAAGACAGCACGTGGCCAGAAGCCGGAGAGGAGATGGTCACGTCTGTAAGGTCATTCAAACTGCTTGCGCCACCGCCGCCAGACTGGTTAACCCACTGGGTGGCATAGTCTGCATTGCTGCTCTTGGCAAGAACCTGACCGGTGGAACCTCCTGTCGGAACTCCCGGACCAGCAGGGCCCTGGGGCCCTTGAGGGCCATCAGCTCCAGTCGCCCCGGTTGCGCCAGTTTCTCCTTTCGGTCCCTTGACAGAAACATCGGAAGTCCAAGAAGTGCCGTCGGTGAACGTGATGGTCATATAGCCATCATTGTCGATAGCCACGGATTCAATCCCAACCCCGGGATCTCCTTTCTCGCCACGAGAGATACCCTCACGCAGCGTAGAAATAAGGATACGCTTGTTGATACCGTTCTGGACGATAGCGACGAAATCATCATCGTTGATTTCCTCCGTCAGATCGAAATCCGAGTCCTTGACAGAGATGGCGGCAAGTTGCTGAGCGATAATCTCAAGCTGTTTCTTAGTTAGGTATATCATATCTACTTACTATTATTCGTTGTTTTCTTCGCGGCAATCTGTTTCTGTGCCTCGATTTTTTTCATCTCGATCTGCTTCTTATCTTTGCGCTCTTCCTGCTTCTCTCTGAGTTCGGCATCGAATTCTTTTATCTGCTGCGCCAATTTCTCGCGTTCGATGTCCAGCTTCTCATGCACCAGCTCTTCGTCATTCTCTTCTGCGTAAATTCCGAGACGCATGTATTCGGCGCGGGAGTTGATCTCCGCCACCTGGATCTTCGTCTCGTTGTCGCGCTGGTTGATCGCATCCTGCTGCTGGAGCTTCTGCATCTCCGTCTGCTGGCGCATCTGCTCAAGCTGCATATTGGCCTGCTGTTCCTGCTGGGCCTGCTGCTGGGCCACCTCCTGACGACGCTTCTCCTCGGCTTCGATCATGCGCGTCTTCTCAGCAACAGAACCGGAAGAATAGATCTTCATGATCGTCGCCAGATTATAGCCATTCTGCATCGCAGCCTGAGTGAGTCCTTCCATCTGGGAGTAGAGTCTCTGCGTGTCGTTGGAATTATCTACCAGCATGCCGTAATCGGACTCTGCGAACTCGTCGCCCGGGATGTCCATGATGCGCATGGAGTTGTCAGAGAGGATATACTGGAACTTCTTGTTTCGCCCACGCAGAGCGGCCTTCGCGGTCTCCAGGAAGCACTCAAGGACACGGCGTTTGGTGTCATCATGCTTCTGGAAGAGCCAGTCGGTGATATAGGAAGACTGTAGAACGGCACGCTCGATGCCACCGACAGTCTCTCTGTTGTACGTGTTGCCTTCCCGCTGACGATTGATGCCGACCAGATCGGACATGGAGTCCTTCGTCCACTTGAGCAGTTCTATGTAGTTCTGAATGGACTGACCCCAGTCGGCATCAATATAGCCCTTGGACGCATTATTCAATCCGCCGGCGAGCTTGCCAGTAGCAGCGCCCTTTGCGCCTTCATTGAAGGAATCTTTGATGAGCACCTTGTTGGCCCGAGCGAAGTACATCCACTTCTCAACCTGCCAATCTTTGGGCTTCAGGGCCAGATCCATTTCCAGGAGCTTGCCCCAGTTCGTTGCAATCAGATCGACCAGCTTAGCATGGATAGCGTCGTACAGATAGTTGTACGGCTTCATCATGTCCACCAGGGAATACGGTCTCGCTTCATTGATGTTATAGATCGTTCCAATGATACCGAAGTGGCAACGGGAAGGATTGGAGAGCGTATTGTACTGTACGACGCAAGGACGGATGCGGACATAGATGTCTTCACCGATCTTCGTCCCTTCCCACGCCTCGTTCACCCAGAGCGGAGTAGCCTCCTCACCGGCGTTCTTATCGGCGATATACGTCTCCGGGTAGAAGTCAAACACCTCTTCGCCGGTAACGGGATCGTAAGACTTAACCATGAATATCTTGCGCTTGGACTTCCACCACACGCGCAGGACACGCACGTTGCCGGCAACGTCGTAGGGTAGGAGATTGCTGCCAAACCCGCCGTTCAATTCGCTCACCGCGTCGAAGACATAACCGATAGACGTGTCGCCGCCGATCATGATGCCGTCTTCGCCGACAACACTATGAGAAGGTATAAACCCATAAGACTCGTCATAGTTCCCGGCAGCGCCCAGAGGTCCCTGACCACCGAAGTCTGGCAGCTCATCGCTGAGCCATTTGATGTCCTTGGGAGAAAGCTCGTCGTAATACTCATCCACGACGCGCCCCGGAGACCAGTAGTCCTCGTAGACGATGACGTCCGCGTCCTCGATCCTGTTGGAGAAACCAGAACGGTACATCCGCAGTTTCATCGGGTTCATCTTCCAGATAACGGGCTCACCACCGGAAATGGCACATTGGTAAGCTTCCGTAGCCACAGCGCACGCATCCACGAAGCCATCATTGAATATCTGCTTGAAGTTCTGCTCCTTGGAATAGTGTTTCAGAAGTTCGTTCGCGCGGATTTCACGGATGTCCTGCCACGTGTAATTGATGTACTCACGACCATCCTGAACCTCTTTCTGCGCCTGCTCGTCATTGATCTCCGTATTCTCCACAGCTCCGGCGATGATGGAGTCAAATTCCGCCTTCTTGTCTTCTTCGATCTGAGAGACAGAATTTGGATTCGTCACTATCACGCGCCAATCAAACACGCGAGCCGCTTCTTCGCCACGCAGCGTATTGATCTTGGAATTGATGATAGGGTAGTGCTGAATCTTGTCCGGCAAGAATGCCGTAGAGATATTGCCGGGATTGATGATCGCCGCAACATCCTCCATATGGATGACGCCATTCATCAGGTCGTAGTTGACCTTCATGTGAACCACATCCTTGCGGACCGGCGAGTAATTGAAGTATGTTCGTAACGCGGCCCAGTCCATTACATCCTTTCTCCATTGCTTCCCTTTTGACTTAAAGGGCAACTTCTGGGCTGGGAACGAAACAGTAAAATCCATAACAATACATTTAACGGTGGCTAATTTATTCAGAATTAGACCACCGTAAACATGATTAAGTGATTCGCTTGGTTACAGGAAAAAGGATTACTGTTGTGGACCGAAGCGCTTCTGGTAATTCTGCCAGTCCCTGTCGAAGAACTCGTCGTCACTATCGTCAGAGCCGGAATCCCCGTCCCCATTTGGAGATCCGCCATAAAGGATGGTGAAATGCTCACGATAGAACATCACCTGGGCCAAGGCACTCACGCGGTCAGTGTTCACCTCCGGGCCATAGCCAACGAGCTCGGCAATCAGAGCCCGGTTACGAATTTGATATAGTTGAGGAACCTGTTGAATCGTAATCTCACCTCGTTCATCTTTGACCTCGACAGGAACGGTCTTGTTGAGCCAATCCTTAATAAGTTCATTTCCATAATTGACAAGTGCAGCATTAACAGAAATACCTTTGCTCGCAGAACCAAATGTAGAATACTTAATAAGCTGTTTGTCACGCAGATAGTCTGGGCAATCTGCAAGTCTCCACGTGGCATGTTTCTTTGCGAAGTACGCATAGTACCCCTTTCGGTTCGCTTCCATCATAATGGTTGCGTTATAGAACTCGCACAGAAGCCTGGCTATCTCATAGTTGTCTTCTGCAAAGGGCCTTCTTCCGGTGTACTCCGCGACGATTCTGTCTGTAAAGAGGTCAAAGACAAATACGGACGACAGGGAGTTTGATTCCGCTGAGTCATTATCGACGGGATCCGATCCAGCGATATAGCGATTAAGCGGAGGATTATCTACCGGCATCTCGAAGATCTCTATAGCGCCCTGTTCGGTATTGTCAACGGGCCAAGTACGGATAGGTGTATCATCCGTAGGCCGGAACTCAACCTTGCCACCAAGATCGACGAGCGTACCGACATACACATCGTCATACGCATGAGGGTCCTGATCCAGCTGTCTGGCGCGTTCATTAAGCATCACGACAGGGAAGTAGTTGGACTTGACCTTCAAGATGGCCTCGGCGGGCGTAATCGGCATCTGGGCAATACGCGACAGAAGAGATGCCGGATCACCACCCTGCTTAACTATCCAGCGCTCCATCAGGATTTCCAATAAGGCTTTAACTACATCAGAGTTGCCATCTTGGTCCATGCAACCAGCGCGGGAAATATAGGACGGGAAGAAATAAGAAAACTTCTGCGTTCCCTTGCCGCGCTGATCATACACATTCTCCAGCGCATAAACCTCATACGCATCAGGATTATAGAGCATTGTTTTGATTCCCGAGAAATCAGATTCGCTGTCTCCGGCAGTACCTACGGCAATAAGCTGCGCGAAGACGTTAGCTCCTTCCTTGACGGAATCGCGGACGTTGTTCCACACCTCCTTGAAATTCTTATAAGAACCCATCTCTTCAAAATAGATGAATCCTCGCTTTCCTCGAATCTTTCCTTCATCATCCTTGACGGAAACAGCCATGACGGAATTCAAAGAACCCTTGATGTTACCATTGCTGTTTTTGTATCCCATTATCCATGTCATCTCTGCCTGCGAACGCTTCACCATAAGACGGGGAAATTCGGTGTTAGCCGCACAGAAATCCACCATAGGAGTGAATTTGCTGAGCGTTCCGTCCTTTTCTGCCAGATATTCTTTCAGATATGCCGTCAAGATCGTAGTGACACGGCGCTTGTTCTCGCTATTCTCTCCAAGCAGGAGGTTATGATTCATGTCGCTGGCTATCGTAAAAGACTTGGCGCAGTTATGAGTCTGAATAAAATCGCCAATCAAATACGACTTATCATCAGCGTCAACTGTGACGCACTTGCACTTTTGCTTACCGATGTATTCAATATTGATTATACAACACTTCTTTCCCCTCGATTCAATCTTTTTTTTGTTTATTCGATTCTTTTTTCTCTCAAGAGTAAATATTTCAGGGCCGGCATAAACCGATACTTCATACACATCGAGACATCGACGATACTCGCCATTCTTCTTATATCCAGCTTTCTGTTTTATACAGTATGATTCATATCCCAAGCTTCTGGAGATTTCCATTACATCATCTTTTAATCGGGACGAAGTAGTGGTGAAAACGGGCACATTTCCGTGAACCCAACCATCTGTATCAAACAAGCCCTGCAACACACGAAGGCGAGTGTTTCTGTCATTATATTTATACAAATCAGGAATGAATTTATCTTCCGATTTCTTCATCCACAAGTCACACTCATTCAAATATGATGTACTTACCTTGACGGAATACGTACAACTGTCGCTACCATATTTTATAATAGTGTAAGGACATTCAGAGATATAATTTCCAATATCTTCCGGAGACGATGTGAAGGAAACTTGATTTTTATATTTCGGGACGCGAAAACAACCATCGCCAATTAACATTCCGAGAGTATAAGGGTCGATTGGCGTAGCGGTTGTCTCAAATTCAACGCCTTCATTTTTTGGAATATAATATTGCGTTTCTTCACCTGTTGGGATCCAATAACTTGGCTTACGCTTCAACTTATAATGTTCATATAAGTATTTTGTGTTTCGCTGAGATACTTTATCACTTCTTCGTATAACATTCCATATGTGGTCGTCAGAAGCATATACCGTTCTTCCATCTCTCAGCGTCAACTTGTAAATGTCCGCTTCATCATCGAATGGAATATCGGTCACAGTAGTAATATTACCATGAGTTCCAAACAGACGGTCTCCAATCTTAATTTCACCCCAATATTTAATTCCGTCTGGTGTATAGACCTTCTGATAATATGGATGAGCACCACGACGTGCCAACTCCATACAGTGTTTGCCAAGTAAACGTGCCTGCTCGCGATAGTGATAACGGTAATAAATACCTTCCCAGAAATCAGGAAAATCCTCAACACGAAGATATATTCCGGAGGTCTCTGACTTCCTATTTAACATGATCGGAGAGTAATTTAAGAAGAAATACAGCCTGCCGGGTATCCATTCTCCATCAGACTCTCTGACATATCCATCACGACATCTTCTGACTTCCTCCGCAAACCATTTGCCGTATTCGCTGTTCGGATTTGAATTCGGCTTCAGGAACGTATAACAACCATTCTCTTGATAGAACTTTGCGGCAGGACGAAAGTAATCCATGTTCTCCAAGATGTGCGGATGAGTAATATTAACAACAATGCGCCCCTTCTCATCCCTTGGCAGGTCTTTCGCCCTGGGTCTTTCTCCAATCATCCACTTGAGCAGCGGCACGGTATCAATGAAGTCCATGAATTGCTCCCGCACATCCTCCGGATAGCGGCCAAACAACTCTTCAGTAATCTGAGTCTGGTAACTATTTGTCCTTATTATCTCTGCCATCTATCGTAATAAGCTCCTCCGCGAAGGGAAGCGTCTCGATCCACTTACAGAAGATGCGCCATTGAGGAAGGCGATGATTCCTGCGCTGGAAATAAATCCTGCGAAGCGTCTGATATGAAAACATCCACACGCGCTTCTGCATCGTCCCTTCAATCAATCGCTCCTTCATCATGACCAACTCGTCCTCATTAAGCCCCTTGCCCTGCTGGTGCATCGTCGAATTGCTTGAGAGGCAGCATGCACCAACGGAATATCGGTCACATTCCTGCCACCAATATCTTGGAGCATTGATCTCAGCCCAGACGACCACGCCACGAAGAACCTTTGCGTGTTCGTCTCCGCGTTTAACGAGCGTCGAAAGCAGTTTCTTGTCGTCAGGATTGAACTTTCCAACCAATCCCGTACAGAAGAACTCAGCCTCCGGTTGATCAGGACAAGCAAAACCAACGATTGGCTTACTCACTTCCGAGCGAGCCTCTTTCCCAAACGGCAACCTCAACGCTTGCAAAGCAGCACCAAGCCCGCCAAGCTCAAGAAGGTTTACCGAAAATTCTTCTACTGACTTATGCATCTAAATGTCCTCCCCAACAGCTTTTGAGACAGTACCCCTGGCCTTGTCATCCGTAGCAAAGTCTTTGGCCAATGCATGTTCGGCATCAGACAACGCTTTTGCTAATTCCGGCACTTGTTTCAATGCACTTGTCATGGTAGAGACCTGATAAATGGGACGGCCATTCTTATCAACCTCATTGATGTTGAAGTTCTTGAAAAACTCGGTCAGTTTGTCTATGCCTTTACGCATGCCCTCCAACAAAACAGCAGAAGTAGTGATCGTCTGCTTACGATAAATATCCATCGCCTCTTTCAAGAGTTCAGAAGGTTCCCAATTTTCGCCAAGCCCTTCCTGAATCTTGATTTCTTTCGAGCGTGCATCTGAATCCGTGATATACATATATGTACTGCGCGGGTCACACATGAACCAGAGGTAAGAGATCTGCTTCCAGAATTCTTCTTTCTTCTTGGACTTATCCTGCTCAAAAAGCAGACGAATCGGTCGCACAAGCAATGCTTCGTCTGCAATCTTAAACTCCATCCCGTCAAACTCAATCAGCTTCATGGTCAATATATTCTTTAATCAACCTTCTGACATCTTCTTCTGTAAGCCCACAGTTCAGCGAATAACGGCAATTTTCAATATCTTTAAGAACAAGATAGCTCAGCTTGCTGGCGCAGGCCATCACCTGCTTCGCGCACTCATCGTGTCCTTCTTCATCAAGCTTTCCAGACACTTTCCAGAGGTTGTCAACTATTTCTTCCAGATCACTTGCTTTCATCTTCTTCCTGCTCTTTGTGTTTTATCTCTTCCTGCAAACGGATCCATTCGATCTCGTCAACCGGAGGTAGGGGAATGCCCATCATTCCAACAGCCCTCCATCATTATCCAGCTCGTAATCCGTCACGATGTATTCGATGTCGCTGTCCTGGATCAAGAGATAGGTCGTGCCGTCAAGTTCGATACACGGGATTTCATAAGAAGCATTCATGTTATCCTTCTGGACATTGTTTTCGATCTTGCCCGGGAGGTGCTGGGGAACGAGATAGCGCGTGAAATTGATCTTGACGATCTTTCCGGGCTCCAGGTCCCTTGCCATCGGGCCGACGGCGACAACGGTCTGATAAGGGTTCATGGATCCAGCCATCTTGGTCGTACCAAGGTAAAGACCGGATTCCGAACGAACATCTTCTGAATATACATGCGCCGTGGTGACGACGCCATTAAAACGCGGCTGAATTGCTTTTACTTTGAACATCTTTATCTTTCTTTCGGTATGACTTGTCGGGCTGATTTTTTCCCTTCCTGCCCGACAAGCCAGACCCGTTTATAGTTATTGTTTCTCTTTCTTTCCGGCGGAGCGTACCCCTCACCCTTTAACGCCATCTCCGCAATGGTCTCGACCTCATCCTTGGTGAACTTCTTTCTGGCGAGGTGCTTCGGGACCATCTTGATCTCCTTCGCTTCGTTCGCCCTCCACTTCAAATAACGCGAATAGGATGGGCCAAGCCTGCCGATAAAAGGGATCTGACGGATAACAGCGAGCCGATCAAACGCTTCCTTGGAAAAGATCTTCTGCGGATTATCAAACGGAAGTTTGCGGGACTCGGAGACAAGAACATCAAAAAAGGAATTCACTATGTTCTTTACGTCGGAGGTAGTCACTCCCTCCTGTACCGCGACGATCTCAAAGTCCCGCAATTCCGTTTTACTTACTTTCATTCCTGATAGGATTCTCCGGGGACGACCAGTCGAACACGATGCTGAGGCAGAATCTCGGGTCGTCTCCCTTGTGCGGGATGTAGCGGGGGTTGAGGTCTCCATCGACGATGACTTCGTTCTCACGCAGCTTGGCCAGTACCATCTGGAAATGCGCAGGAGACATCTTCAGGGACTCGCGCATGTCCTTACGGGAGTTTTGTGACCACAGCACTTCTTTCAGCACTTCCGGATCTGGAATATTCTTCTTCAGCCGGAAATACTGCGCAATAATCCTCGCGGCAACATCACGCTCCCTCGCCGTCAGTTTGTGGAACGGAGCGAGGAATTCCATCCAGAGACGATAGAAACTCTCCTCAGAGCATTTCTGGATTATGATGTTATTCGGCCTCATTACGAAAGGTTCTTATTCTCTCCCTCGGGCTTCTCCGCCGGTGCAGTTGTTGCAGCCTTGAAAGAGCGCAGGGTATCCTCAATCTCCTTAGCAGCAAAGTTCACAAAGTCCTCCTGATACATCTCCGGGTGCTCCATAACCTTGAAGAGCATGGAAACGTAAAAGGACATGTAATTAAATTCCTGGTTCTCCAGCGCCTGCTGCAACTGCTCGTTCTGGGCAGCCAGCTGCTGATAACGCTGCGACAGCTCTCCATAATACTTCTTGAGCTGATCAAAGGTAATCTCCTGCGGCTTCTGTGCCGGCTTCTTGTTCTTTTCTTCCATACGTTTTATTGTTAAATAGTTTATCTGTATCTCTTCTTAATCATCTTGCTGGTTCGTCCTGCTTTTTCTTTTCTTCCCGCGAGCCTTAGCTGGCCGCTTCCAGCGGAGAAGGCCCAATCGAACCAGACCTCGAAATCGTCTACTCCAAGTCGAGGATCTGTGTCCCATCTTCCAAGCATTCTACAGTAGCTCCCTTCAACAAGTCCCATGAGTAATGTTTTCGTTCTTCCAGGATCACTATCGTAGGGATTAACCCATTTGACTGGTTCGGCAAACACGAAACCGAACTCGTGAATACGCTCTTTCCGTTGCCCGATGCGGTTGAGCCGGCGGTACATACGTTTTCCAAGCGATTCGTGGTAGTCGTTACGAAATCGGGCGTACGCATCTTCTGCATTAAGGCAAGGGCTTTCGCCGTAGTAAAAAACATTGTCGCGCTTGCTTATTTGCTCCATTCAATCTTCCTTCTTGACTCTGCACGCTTCGCCTCTTCCTCCAGCCACTCGTCAATCGTACAAGTACCTATCTCGCAGGAATTGCATTTGGCGCAGTAAGAACCGTCCCATAAGTCATCAGCCAAGACGTCATCGACCTTGATGTTCAGAGAATGACAACTCTTGCAATAATATACAAGCTCGTCATCATATTCGTTATGGTTCGGCTTCTTATCCATTACTCTTCACCAAAATAAATCAACAGGAAAAGACCGTCTTTGGTCTCTCCCAATGAGACAATATTCTCTTTCTCGATTTTCTGCTGATTCACGAAATCTATCAGCTCGCGCATGGTGTTCCCACCTTTAGACAACAGTTTCATGCTTCTATCTTTTTATGTCAACGCTTACAAAGTTAGGAGAATATTTGAGAAATGAAACACTTTTGTTTCAAGTGTTGAAAATTAGTTCGTTATAGAAAGAAAATCCCCGGAAGATACCTGGGATTATACAAGAATAATATCTAACGATCCTGATTGATTCCGGCAACAAAATATTGCCCATTGTTTTCAGCTATAACGAAATATAACTTTTCGCTGGTAGCACGAGATACAGATCCGCTATCCCACGCTACTCTTTTTGACTCCAAAGCTCCTTCATATTCATAATATGGAAATTTCATTTTCTGGTCGCCTTTATCAATAACCAAGTCGGCAATAAGTTCTCCGCTAATCAACGCATCCCAATCAGATTCTGATATACCGGCAGAGACACACGCCTCTGCTTTTGTTGAATATACTTGCCCGTCAGGATAAAGCGCAAATCCGTTTCTGCTTACTACGTAAGATGCACCGCCCCCACCCCCTTGGCCTTCAATCACTTGAGAGAGCGCTTGCTCTGTAATTACATCAGTTTCATTGATGAATCTATCATCCAATGATTTCTTAATAGGTAAAATTCTGCTCATAACCTTAATTGTTTTCTAAATGTTCAATTCTAATCTTGATATATTCCTGCCCCTTTTTCACTATGCGCTTCCTGACGTGAGCCTCATAGATCTCGTTGTCATTGAACCCATATTTCTTCTGTAGGCAGTCCTGCGTCGGCTTGCACGGATTGTCCCAATCCGCCAACTTGCTGCTGAGCCCAAACTCATAGAACACGCGATAGGGCGGCTCCGGAAGTTTCCCGGCTGGCAGAGAAAGAAGCATAAGCTTCTCATACGCTTCATAATCCTTAGACTTGAAACGCTTACCCTGCCATGCCCTGTTGACGGAAAGGGGTTTTATATTTAGACTTATATCCATCGTTTAACTCCAACTTCCATTTGTTTTACCCACGACCTTGGTTGCTTGTCGCCAAGTCCCATTCTGCTTGACAAGCACCTTGCTCGCCATCATCCACACGCCATTGACCTTGGCGTAGAGCGTATAGGACAATCCGCCGCTTGACACGACAAGGATGGTGTGGTCGGCAGTGATATTTGAAATGGTATATTCATAATATGTCCCTGGCGTAAATGGTTCATCAAGCGTGATGGCCACCTTGAACTGTAGCGTATCATTATTCGCGTCAGAGGCATCATCCTTTGAGTATTTGACGTAGATGAAGTGGTCCCCAGCAGTAAGAGAGTAACTCAACGTCTGCGTGGTGGACTTGTTGTATGTGCTTGTATTACATGCAAGCCGATAATTGTTGTCAGTAATTGTCGCGCCACTGCTTCCCGCCGCATAGTAATCATTGCTCAACGTCTCATCAATATTGCCAAAGACGCCAAAGTCATAACCCTCCTCTGCGTAGTTGATGAATGTGAATGTAAGTGTTGCAGCGACAGGGACATGTATATTTACCTTACAGAGCGCAGCTGTCTTGCTGACGCTTTTGTTTTCGCTTTGATAGTAGTTGTTTGAGTTCAGCTCAAATCCATAAGAAGCACCACTAACTGATTCAACGGAATATGTCGCGCCAGACTCTTGGACCGCTACGAATTGACTTGTGACATCAGTCCCATTATCCTTAACTGAAATCCCGGAAATGGTATCTGACCTGATAATGACATCACTTCCTTCCAAGGGGTTCGTATCACTCGCCGACACATTCGCAGAAGTGTTGTTCTGAATAGTGACATTGTGATGAACCGGAATTGTGTAGTCAACCTCGATTTCCGCACCATAGCAGTAGAAGTATCCGGTGGTGTTCCTGGAACTTCTGCGGACGTAGACCATGATAGTGAAGTCGCTACCATAGTTGACGATCTGCTGCCATGTCAGTGATCCGGTGGGGATAGTGATGGTCTTGACGCTTGTGCCAAAGTTGGCGGTAGCCGTTGTATTGGAAATGGCAGATGAACCATTTGCCAGACGAGGGGCATATGAAGTACTTGTAGCCAAGCCACTTTCATATCCTTTTATCTTTACAGTAAAGGAGTTTATTATTGCACCATTTGGAATATCTGAGAAGTTGAACCCACGCAGGTACAAATAACGCGAGCTTGTAGATGAATAGGTGTTTGTGATGGTGGCATACGTCGTATTGTCCGTGTTGTGGTACATTCTGTCTGCATTTGACACGGAGAGATACGATGTGCTTGATACTGCATAAGCACTCGGTATGAGCCTTATCGTCGCCATTAAACCACTATCCAGATGTCACCATTGCTACCCTGCGAAGAAGTCGGTTCAGACGAAGAGATGGTTATCGTCGGACCCTTTGCCCACGCACCGCTCTGGACGGACAGGAGCTTGCCATTGTCGCTCGTCGTCACGTCCGGAAGCCGCGCATCCTGAACATCAATGGCAGAATTGCTGCCTATCTTGATCTTCTTGATAGCCATACTACGAAACGGTTACTCCGAGATCATCATACTTAGCCACCTTGACCTTATCGTTCGTGCCGACAGTGATGGTCTGCGCTGCTGCCGTAGCCGTACCGATGGAGGTCACGGCACTTGCGGTAGTCGCAGTACCAAGCCCGGTCATCACTGTACCACCGCCACCATTGGACGCAAGCGCTCCAGTCGCAACAGTCTTGGCGCTTCCCAGTGTTACCTTGGACGCCGTGAGGTTGGTCCCGAGAGTGACTTTGCTGGCAGAGAGAGCCGTCCCAAGCGTTACTTTGGATGCAGAAAGGGCTGAGCCAAGCGTCGGGGCGGAGCCGTTACCACCAGTGATGATCAGGGTCTCGGCGTCCGCCCCCGTCCCCATCGCGAATGACCAGGTTGATGCAGATCCGGCATTGGTCACGTTGGGGATACTCACATTGGTATTGCCCGTCACGTTCGGGATAGACACGTCCGCGCTGTCGGTTACGTTAGGGATGCTCACATCTTCGTTCCCGGTCACGTTAGGAACCGTGGTCGTCACCAGCTTGCTTGTCGCTCCAGGGTAAGACCTGACGAACGTGTTTGTGCCTCCACCGGAGAACGACACGGAAGAAGCCGCAGCGGTGAACGTCGTGGATTCTCCCAGCACATTGTCTCCATTCCCTTTGTCAATGGTCACGGAATCGCTGTACGCCAAATCGCCGAGGCCAGACAGATCCACTTCTTTCGTGCCCATCTTCTCCCACGTGCGCGACCCGGTGACGCCCACGGAGATGTATTCATCGTACTTATTCGGGGTCGTCCCAGAGGAGGCTACGAGATAGAAAGCGCCGGCATCAATGCCTTCCGGAGAGAGCGTCCCGGTATAGGTCGATCCGTTATATGTCACCACCACACCAGTCGGAATCTGCGAGACAGTAGGTGCGACATTCCCTGCCCACGCTATGTTGTACGTAACGCCACCGGAGATCATGGCACGCGCCGTTGCGTCCTTGATGTCATATACGTTGCCGGAAGGCAGTTTGATTTTACTGATATCAGCCATATATTAATTCCTGTTAAATACTAAAGTCTCGCCGACGGTTTCCTGCGTATCGGTCACGTTCAGCTTGTTGTTCCAAAAAGCTTTGTCCTCGGCGGTCACATGAATGTCTCCGTTATTGATATGCGCCATGACGGTCTGCGACAATTTCTCGTCTACGAAAGCCAAGTCCTGCACATACGCATTCCCGGACCCGATCTTCACCCCGGGGACATAAACTGTCCGCCCACCAATCGTAACCGTCTCCCTGTCCACATAAACGATGATCTCTCCAACTTCCGGAATGTACCCGGTAGCTGCCGCCCAACCAGCAACAGTGTTCGTGCTGATCTTCGCCGGCATATACCCAAGAGCCTCTTCGATTCCTTCCGCCGTCACGGAACCCATATCGCCCTTATCGCCTTTCTCTCCCTTGTCTCCTTTGTCGCCCTTATCACCCTTATCACCCTTGATCTTACCCAACACGCTCACAAGAGCTGCATAAGCAACCTCTGCGTTGGTATAAGTCTCCATCACGAGGCCGAGATCGCACGCGCAAGTCTCTCCAAGGCATTTGATCTCTATGACATTGTACTTGATGATGGAGCGACCGTAACGCCCGGAAGTAGTCAGGATGGTCTTGGCTTCCCGCTCACCGGACGCAGCTATGATGGCCAGCCCGGAGTCTTTCCTGACAGTGAAAGAGATGACGTATAAATATCTTCTATCTACAGACATAGCTTCTTTACTACGCCTGCAAGTATAAAACAAAAACTCCCTCAACGGACGAGCGCAAGCGATTCGCTTTGTCTCCGTGAGGGAGTTGGTTATATGATGGGCGGGTGAGAGCTACATGGATGCTTCGTAATGATAAGAAGTTCCGTATTTTTCATTCAGTTTATATAGATTAAGATTACCTTTTGCAAGAGATATTATTTTAAGCCCGGGGACACCCAATTGAGTGTCTGCATCATATCCTTCAACATATACGAAATCAACGATGGTGAGCCTCTTTGATAGGTAAACTCCTTCTACCGCCTCGGTATTCGGGTTATAGTCGCTTGGATCTCCCGTTACCGCATAACTATATCCTCTTGATTGCGAAAACCTTTCAAATACAACCTGCAATTCTCCGGAAAACAACGTGTCTAGCTCGTCTTGCGTTATGTTCAAATATGTGCAAACCTCCTGAGCCGTCCACGCGTCCCCAGAATTGACAGGAAAACCTGATTCACTCGCTGGCAAATTAGGCTCTATAATTATGACTTTCTGCCCCCCCCCGCCTTGGCCATTAATGACTTGCTCTAAGGCGTTCTCAGTAATTACGTCAGTCTGATTGATAAACCTATCATCCAGTCCATTTTTGATTGGTAAAATCCTTGACATACTCTTTCTTTTTAGTTAAACGTATTCTATTATCTCTTCACTTTTTGCATAGCTGCACGTACTTTGTCTATACCATAGCGCTCGATGAGACCGCCCTCCGCATGCCACTTGGATGCGTTCCGCGCGAAGTTAGCCTTCTTGATCATAGCAGGGGAGTAGTTCTCTTTGTTCGCCAAAACCTGAGAGGCAAAAGCCTGTACTGACTTGCCATGCTTCTTGGCGGCTGCTGTAAACGTGCCTTTCTTTGAGGGCGCGATATGGATACTTCCACCAGACGCATAATCTGTCAGAAGAAGACCTCCGGAGTCTTTGCTGTTCAGAAGCTTTTGTACGCTCGTCGGTATAAGAGCCTGAAACATCCCGGGCATAGTGGTCGTTTTCTTTGAAGCGGCAACAGGTGCAACGGGCTGTTCCTGCTTCGGGACGAGAGACGAATAGGGCTCGTCGGCTTCGACCATCTTTAGGTATGCAGCAGTCCTGTCCTCAGTCTTTTTCAGATGCTCCCGATACGGCTTGTTGTTGTTCTCCCACTGCGGAGCATACAGATACACGAAGTCATTGCCCTGTTTGCCCCTGTTGTATTTCTCCCAAGCTTCCTTCGTAGAGAGCCCAAGGTCTTCCCGATTGAGGATACGTGCCCAATCATCCAGATCCCTTGCACTACGCCAGCTGTTCTCGACGGCCCGCCCATTGTGCCACTTACTATCCAGCATCTTGATGTACGCGTCCTGGAAGTCGTCTTCGGAGTCAAATGCAATTGTCTTGCCAGCAGATTTCATCCCGCCATAGTTGTTGTCCTTGCGGTTCAACACCCAGCCACCTTCCATCGTCTGCTGTGTGACGATCATCGGAGCAAGACGGGCAGCATTGTCAGCGCTCATACCCGAACGCATCAGGGCGTTGAAAACAGAATTGCGCCGCTGGCGGACAATATCGTAATACTGATCCCCTGCGTCCGTTGTAGCGTCACGCTTGAATCCTCCGCGGGCATACTGCATAGCCTGAATGATCTTTGACCGGTCGCCATTGTAGTGCTTGTTGAGACGATCGAGGGGGCCACCTTTCTTTAACTGACTTGGCTCTTTATATAACATTTCTATCAATCCAACCTTGTCCTCAGGAATCATCACTTCTGGATATTTATATCCGACGCCCTTTGATGTCGCTCTCGATTTCACAAAATTCAAGTCCATTCCCTTTATCATATCATTCCACGCTTCGGGGCTTTTACTCGTTTCAGTAATACCAGGCCAAAAACCCCACGGAGTCGGTTCAAATCCTTTCTTGGTCCACCTAACACGAGGACGCCTAAGACTTTTCAACATACTGTCTGCTTCTTTATTGTCAGCATGCAGAAATCCATTTTTCTTTTCAAGAACGATCTGTTTGCCCCTTGGCATTGTAATCGGCATAACAATCGGACCATAGTCATCCTGAGGAATATCGGACGCATAAAATCCCCTCCCAAGGAATCCTTCGTTCCTTTTCAGAAGCTCGCCCTTTTCTACTTTGTCAAACTTGTCACCAGTAGAATGGAACAATATTTCCTTATCTTTATTCTTCTCTATAAGGGTCTGTGTCAATTTTGCCCACTCATCATCCGTTAATGCATCTGTGGCTACATCATAATTTTCCAGATAATACTTCTTCGCAGAAGGCACCATTGACTTTGCTATATCGGACACATCTTCTGAATTTGCTATCTTACTTCTCAATACTTTTGCGCTCTCATTATCAGAACCGTGAGGACGAATAAAATTCTTCGAAACAGGGTCATAATATGAGCCGGAATGCGCAAAAATGTTATTGTCCATAATACGATACTCCGGAAGATTTGCACTCTTGACATATGGACTGATCGCTTCGTCGAGATAAAAAGTGCTTCCCGGCATAACCGGCGAAGGACTCTCTGGCAAATGTATTCTGTGCTCACTAAGACGAATCGGCTTCTCGGTCTGTACCTCACGATTCGAAATCCCATACTCACGCAGATTCGGATCAAGAAGTTCCTCTTTGTCTAGTTGCACGTATTTGCCATTACCAGAACGACGATAAATCTTGACATTGTTATCGAATAGATTCGGCACAAAACCTTCTTCTGCTTGGTATCTCGTGGAATATGCGCCACGACCAAAATAATCAGATGGCTCTGCCTCGCGCGCAAGCACATTGGTTACTGGCACATCTGTTTCAATGTAGAAATCCGCCTTGCGCGGCTTTACGTCCGTAAATCGCAACTTACCCTTCTCGGAGACAAGCGGCTTCACATCACCAAGGTCTTCAAGTATTTTTGTAAGCTGACCACGACTGAGTTTCCTTCTTAACACCCTCGTCGCTGCTTTGAGCGGCTTCTCTGCAACATTCGGAAGCAATAAAAGTCCTGCCCCCATTGCCGCTCTACCATATTTCTTATCGCCAAAATCAATTAATGCCTGACCAGCCTGGAGCACATCTCCGACGACGGGAAGAAACCCCATCGGGCCATCATCAATCCTTACATCAGACTGTACCGGCAAACCATATTCCTTCGCGGGAATATACCCGACATTCACGCCGGGAACCCTAGTATTGTCTCTCGCGGTATAACCGGCATCACCATTTAACCTTTTCTTCTCAGGCATAAAAACTCATTTTGCCCAAAAGTACAACTATCCACCACACAAATCACACACACAACCCGTTCGCTTATAAACAACAAATCCGGATACTTCACAGCATCCGGATCCATCCACTAAAACCAATTATCTATATGCCCAAAAATCTCAATGCAAATCTACACATTCCATCAATATCCACAACAGCCACAAACAAATCACTTACGCAAAATTCGCTACGCTCGCTATCGCTAACGCAAAATCCCGGGTACTTCTCAGCAACCGGGACGCACTCATGAAACCTTATGATAAAAACTAACAAAAAACCTCGCACCACAAAGATACGCCTTCTCCATATAAATGCCCCCGCCCATAAGTTATTTTGTTGTCATACCCCCGGGAGTGCTTGCTGAAAGATTTTTGCCAAATCACAGAATATTTCCACGAGCGAAAGGTGGCCCTTTTTGGAAATACTCCACGTGTTTATACATGCGAAAGGTACACCCCCTTACCCCCACCCCCAATGATTAGCGGGGAGGGGCACCCCCGGATACGTGCCTGAAATTTCGTTTCACTCAAATAATTTAGTATCATGGAAAAGATGAATTCCACCACAATCAATGCCAACTTCTTCAACACTGTCGGTGAGGCTCTGCTCGATGCTCTCGCTGAGGCCCGTCTGCATGCCAAGGAAGGCGAGCCGGTCAACGGTGCGCTCTGCGAATTTTACCTTGGAGCCCTGCTCCGCGACTGCGGTGCTGAGCGCGTCAGCTTCCACTTGCAGCAGACCGAGAACGGCTACAGTATCTTCCGCGTCAAGTTCTCCGACGGCAAGTTCATCGAGACGCGCGACTTCTTCCCGCGCCGCAAGATGACGCAGGCCGAGTTCGATTCCCTCGGCGACATCAAGCCCGACGACATCATCGCCACTGCTGGCATCTGGGAGGAGAACGAGAACACGCACGTCAGCTTCAAGTGGGACCGTCTCGTCGTTAAGGGCGAGGAGATCACTTTCGGGCCCGTCCGCAAGTGGGTGAACGGTCAGTCCG